TCCCTGTTGTAGTCCGGCTCCTTGCCCAATGCATCTCGGAAGGGAACAGCATACGGATACCCGGCCTCGGCCTCTTGGAAGTCTTTATCGCATTCGACATCCGTGGGGATCACATCTCCCAGACCACTTGCTGGGAATGGATCCCAAGGAGGAACTATGGTTGCCCCGAAGGTGAAGATCCTACGCTCAAAGAAGCAATGTGCCTTAAGAGCGTTAAGGCGATCCATAGGGGAAGAACTAGGAGTACACGACGCCCGAGAAGTAGCACTAGTTATGCAGCGCATAATGTACGCAGTAAAGGACGTCACTCTAAAGCATGGCGAATGTAGTGTTCCTGGGCTCGGAACCTTCTCCCGAAACATCCTGGAACAAACGGAGCTCTCGATACCCAAGATGGGGTCGATAGTCATCCCCACTCGGGTAAACATCGAATTTAGCCTGTGGGTTGAAATAGCCAACGGCGCACAGAATCCTTTTGTCTACCGCCTCTCGGATGCAGACAAAGCCGAGGCTCAAGAATCCGCCAGACAAAAGAACCGGCTTATCAAGAAGCTCTTAGGCCTCATCGATAAGCCGGAGTCGGCGGTTAACCCTTTCCCAGTCCGTGGGAAGGGTTCAGTCCAGAAGGGAGACAATGACGATAAAGATAACAATCCCTGCGATCCACATCATGCCCCACCCCCTTAGGCTTTCTTGGCGGGGAATGTGCCTTTCTCCCATGCAATGGCGACGGTCTTGCCGTCGGGCATCTGCACAGTACGGGTCTTGAGGTTCACGGCCAACGTCCACTTCTCAGGTGCCTCAAACGAATACACCACAGTGTTGTCCGGAAGGACATAGAGAAGTCCCTTTGCCTTGCCGCCTTTGCGTACCGTGGTCGCCTCAAAGAATGCCGGGTGCGACACGTCCACACGAATATCCGGGCGCACTTCATTCCTGAACGCCTTGTTGAGTTTCTTCCGGAGGGCTTCGAAGGATACGCCAAGCTTCTCAGCGTACTCCGACACCGTGTAGAATTCCTTCTTCTCCAAGTCTTGAATCAAAAAAGTCTTATGCTTTGCGGGCTTGTCCAATACCAATGATACCATGTTACAGTCTCCTTTGTGACGTCCTCCCGATTGGCGGCAACACACCCTTGCGTTGCTACAATATCGACAGGAAACTAACGAATAGCACACAAATACTCTTCGGGCAATCCGCTGTAAGGGCTCGGTCTTTGCGAAGTTTTCCTTCAACAAACACCTTGTCACCAATGCGGATCTGCTCATCTCCCACGAGCTCCTTCAGCTTCCCAGTAAGCAATACGTAGAAGCTCTCTCCCGATACATCCAACGTAAGCGCGATACTCTCGCTCCCGGCCTTTGATATATGCGGGGCGTGAATATGTGCCACTACTCCAATGATACTGAATCTCGACACCATGATAAGAATCTCCCGATAAGGTAAGGACATTCCCAGAATAGCATCTCAATCCCTGGGCGCAAGTTTCTACTCTCCGAATTTCCTCCTCTCTTCTTTCTCTCGGGTTTCAAGGTACATTCCCCAGAACGTCAGGAAGTGATCCAGTTTAACCATAAGGGCACCGATATACCCCAAGGTTACCCCAAAGAAATAGGGGTTGATGCCCAACGGCTTGGCAATTTGGGAACCGAATAAGCCGAACAGCACCGATACCAACAGCGTGTGTAAGAGTTTCATCCTCTCTCCTGCAAAGCAAGTTGGATCTCGTTTCGGAGCTCTCGGTTATGCATCTCGGTTTCGGTCAACTCCTCCTCTGTGAATTGGAGTTGCTCCCTGAGGCTCTCAATCTCTCGTTTGAGCTCCTCCAGCTCCTGCCTATCCTCCCATGCGGCAAGGGCATCATCAATGCAGGTCACCCTCAGGTTATTGTGTTTCGTTGGGCTCTGGGCTCCACACCTGGAGCAGACCACCACGGGAATGCCATCGGAGGTGAAGATACCGGCATATGATTGGCTGGTGCAAAACGGACAACAACGGGTGGCGGTCATGATTTATCCTCCTCCAAAGACAGCAGGCATTCGATTGTCTCCCAGCCGGCCTGTATGCTTCTGTCCTGTATGTGTCGGAAGTTGGCGGCTAGCCAGCTCTCACACTGGTCTTCTGTCCACTCCGGGCGACAAGCAGCAATATCTTCGGCGCACCATTGTATAGTGTGGCTCATGGTTTATCCTCCTCTTGGGTCAGGTAGTATGTCCTTTTGGGTGGCCATTTGTTACCTTCTCTTGTTTCTACAATTTTTCCCACTTCCTTTCCGGATTCTGTTTTGAACACTACGGAATACGGATAGGCACCTACCACATGCGGGTGTACGTGCAATTCCCGTATCACTTTCCAGTATTCAGACTCGGTTACCTCTTTTTGCATGGCTCCCCCTCCTCCTCTCAATAGACAAGGTTGCAATAGGAATTGGGCAACAGAAGCGGGGCGGCGTCAATGGTTACTCGGAACCAGACACCCTTGCCAAGGTAAGAGCATATCCCCTCCGTCCAGCCAAGGTTAGAGACATAGCACTTGCAGGTGACAAGCCGCTCACTCGGATAAACGGGATGGGGCACGTCTTGCCGCTGTGCAGGTTCCCATGTTTGGGTTTGTTGCAGTTGCTCCCCGCCGGGTTCCCGCCGGGTTCCCGGGTGCTTCCCGGCAACCACCCAAGGCGTGGGGGTTGGCTCGGGCTCGTCGGCGTCGATACCTCCTCCTCTCACTTCTTTTGAGCAGCAAGCGGCCGACAGGCTTGTAACCATAACCAATAATGCGGTAGTTTTCATTCCTGCACCTCCCGTAAGTTGTGACCCGTGTGCCAAACTACATTGGCTTCCCCGTAGATTGACCACACAGCGTATTCTGTCTTTAATGGTTTCTCTCGCAAAATAATGGTTCCTTTAACCGGATAGGTAACTTCGTTACCTAATGAGTTGTGTCGCATAATTCGTATGCCCACCACTCGCTTTCCGTTGCACGTGTAGGTTTTTAGTGGGTCTATTTTGGTCTTCATTTTCGATTCTCCTCTTATGTTTTGTTCCTGGGGAGGGCGTTCTCTATCCGCCTCTCCCTCCCCTATACTCGAATTCGTGGTCAATGATAATCTCTCCACCTTTGCAACGATAGTCGCCTTTGAAACCTACACCACCTTCCCAGTATCTGAGAACGAATAGAAGGTCAGGGAAGTCCCTAGACATCTGATAGATGACAGGCAGAGGAGGGCTCCAAGCCGATTCAAAGAATACGTAAGCACTACGTTTGTAGAATACTGGCTCACTTGTGCGATACATCCCCCACTTGGTTCCCCAATTAGTAACACACCAATCATATCCGCCGGAGTTGTATCCGTCTTTTGACTTGTAAGCTTCATCCCATGGGATTAACCCGGCTTGTGCTTGCTCTACTAGCCGTTTGTGTGCGGCGTCCATATCCCTGAATTCCTCGGGGTAAGGTATCACTTTGTCTGCGTCCAAGTGCTCTTCGGTACTCTTGTACCGGGAGAATACCTCGGCAATCCGTGGCAGTTTGCCGTATACCCTTAATTCGTTTTCAACGTGGTTCGGCATGTTATTCCCCTTCTTCTTCGTTGAAATAAGTGACGTATGAGTCAAGGGGTTGGACGTGTCCTCTGTTCTGTTTCACTTCAATTATCCCAGCGTCTGTATCATCTTCGCCTTGATACATAACCCGGCCACTGATTGAGTATCCTTTGGGCGCTAATACCTTTTCAATTAGGTATTCCAACCATTCAACATAGCTATAGAACTTTTCCGCTCCATTCCACTCAAGATACTTTCCATCCTGCGTCGGTTCCCATTGAAGCCACAGGCTCGGCTGTGTACTTGGAGGGCGGTTAAAGTCGATAACACTGGGTTCTCGGTCTTGCCCGGCGAATCCCCCGCCATCGACATAGAATTCCCCCTCTGTCCCGTACTCGGGTGGCAGGTTCCGACGAGCCATCCGCCGGGTATTGGCAAGCTTGGTCAGGAATGTGAGTGTCTCACTGTCCAATGGTTTGTTGAATTTGAATCGCCCTTTGAATTCTGTTGTGTATCCCATTTCTATTGCTCCTCTTATGTGTTGCCCTGTTTAGTGTCCTGTTGTTTCAATACTCGCTCATCAAACATATGGCAAAGGTTTTCTCATCGACCGGTGCTACAAATAGTTTAACCTCTGGCAAAGGGAAGTCGGTGTAGTGTATCTCTTGTCGAAAGATCACCTTCTCTTCGTCGCCGATACCCTCTAGCACACCTTTCCCGTCCTGCACCGTAAGGGTAACCACTGTCATATAGTTGTCTTGATACCTCTTGAGATAAGATGCTATGGCATCAATCAACCATGCCGCTCCATTTACTGCGAGGTAACGAGCTCCATCGGTCAGCACAAAGGCAGGTATCCACCACCTATGATATGATTCTGTGCCAGTAAACTGTGCAAGGTTCTCTTCTGTGATATTCATCTTTTAGCCCTTTCCATTCTGCATACGGTCTACAATAGCGTCGACCATGATAGCTAAGAATCCATCGACGTAAACATCTCTTTCCCATTTCCGGGCTCGTCTAAGACGTTTGTACAGTCCTTCTGTCTTGGCGCAAGCGTTGGCGGAATTGCAGAATCCTAGGGCTCTCTCATATCCGTAGACGATACGCTGACCCACGGGCTGCCATCCCATAAGGTTAATGGTGTCAAAGTCATCTTTCCCTGCCTGGGAGAGCTCCTGCAATACTCGGTCAGCTGCGCCAGCTGGGAGAACCGCCGACAATTTTGTTGCAGCTGGGTTCGCTTCTGTGTTTACCATACCTTGACCCTTTCGTATTCTGACACCTTGCAAAGGCTGTCGACCATTTCAGGCGACAATACCCGCTTAGCATCTGTTAGGTTGATCCTTCGGGTAGTCTCTCTCTCAATCATGATATCGACGTCATGGATAGTAGCCTTATGAGCACCTTCTTTCTGGAGGTATTCCTTGAGTGCCCTTTCATGTTCTTTACGCTCCATTTCAATAGCTACTGCCTGTTGCCGCAATTCAATGATACGCTTTGCCTTGTGATAAATATCAAACATCTTACGCTTCCCTTCTGTTATCTTTGTTGTATTGACTATATGCAACCACGGTGCACTGTATGCTATTGCGTGTGTATCTCTTGTTCTCTTGGAATTCCTTTTCCTTCAAGCAATCGGCCAATGCTTCGGCGTATGTGTCATATGGTTTACTGAACCAATACCCATAGGAATTCGAGTATCTAATCTGATATTGCGGCATGTTAACACCTCTCATAGGTACGGATAGCAGAATCCCGATAGGTATGAATATCCACCACGCCATCTAAGCACTGAGGTTCTCGCCCTGTGGCTTGAAGCCAACCAAGCACATCGCAATCCTCTTCAAGATATACTCTGTCACCTTTCTGGTAAGAGTACCTACTAGGTTTGAATTCTCCCAGTAGTTGCCTTGGCACTTCAAGCCAAGCGTGCCCTGGGTCGCTGTGCCACACTACACTGTTGATTATGCTATCCATTTTATCCATCCTATTGTGATACAGGTTAAGACTAGAATCCCAGTCACTTCAATCATGCTTTTACATATCCCTTCTTCGCTCCGTGCGCCCTAAGTGCAACACTATATCCTGACACGTAGGCTAATAGGTTATCTAATTCGTCTTTGCTTCCCCAGACGGAACGCTGCCGGAGCTCGGTTTCGTTTTCCGGGCAAACATATGCTCTAACCATATGGCAAGCGTCAAGCCAAACATCGTCCTTGCCACCTTCTGAAGGTATGGCAACGAAGTTAGGATTAACCAGAGAATCAAATACCTCCAGCACCATTTTCCACGATTTGGTGTAGCAATAGAACATCACATCAGGGTTAGCCTCAAATATCTCTGCCCACAGCTCAACGTACTCGACCGAATAGAAGTCACCACATGGGTGAAGTCTAACGACCAAAGGCAATCCCTTCTTTCTCAGGGCTCTTAATTCTTTGTTAATCTTGTCGATGAAAACAGACCTTGGCGATAGTTCAGTTAATTCTAGATTGCGCCTATGGTGCAATCTCACATTCTTATACGCTTGCTGTCCCACACTGGCAGAGCAATAGCGAACACACTCCCCAGCACAAGGGCAGGTTAACAGCTGGGGAAGGGAGAATCCCACAACGGCACAGCCATTCTGTTGGCTTGTGTATTCAAGCTTGACGTTCTTAGACTGAAGGCACTTGTGTTTATTCAAATCAATCATGGGCGATAGTTCCTTATGCTGGGAGAGTGCTGTTAGCAGTACTCGGTTATGAATTGATTGACCTTTTGTTTATTCCGCTGTTTGAGCCGGATAGTCCTTCCGAGTTCGAGCTCTAGCTCTGCCATTTTTTGGAATTCTGCGGGATACCGCTTGGCGGATTGTTGCAGCTCGTGTTTCTTAGCGAACACACAAAACGTGCAGGATAACCTGCTATACCCTTCAGAGTAGATACGGTGCATCGATTGCCCGGCATGGTCAATTTCGCAGCGCACATCGCATAGGTTAAAGTCAAAGATAGGGTACCAATCCCAGACCGTATGTCCCGGATGTTTTCTCGGTTTTGTCATATCGGAAATCTTGAATGGTGGTTTCGCTGCCCGGCTGGGTGACTCTTCTGCCCGGATGCCTACGGCATTGATTGCTCTGGTATATCCGTTCTGTGTCATGTGCTTATGGATGAATTCTGATATGGGCTCTGTCTTGAGGTACATGGTGCAGAACCGAGCTTTGCCGTCGGGTAGTCTTTTCCATTTGCGGCACAAATCCCAGAATGAGATACCCGGATTAACGACATGCAACGGATAACCCAGCGAATTAGCCTCAATCCATTGGTGCATTGGCTCATGCTCCATATCGCCAAGATCACTGTGAACCAGTACAATGTTACTGGGAATAATACCCTCAATAGCAAGACCATGAAGGTATGCAAGCATGGCTTGGCTATCTTTGCCCCCACTATGGGACACGTAAAGGCAATCGGCTTGGCGGATTTGCTCTGGTAGTTTTGACCATTCACACTGTGTCATGGTTTTTTGTTCCTTTACTTAAGTGAGGCTATTGCCAAGGTTAATGCAATCAATCCTAGCACACCTACTAGAACAGTGAGAGAGAGAAGAGGAAAGAACATTGAATACCTCGCTAAGAGAGAAGAGAACCGGGAACACATAAGTAGTACCAGAACCAAAAAACAGAGTCAATAGAGACTAGCAAAATAATTTGAGAGCCGGAGAATGCAATCAAAACAATAACATCACAAGCGGGTGTAAATAGTTTAGACAGTTAAGCGTGACAGTGTATACAACTTAGACAGAGAATGTAAAGCAATGATAACACTGTACAATCAGAGAATGTGCAAGATAGTAAACAAGTAAGACGAGTCGTGTTCATTATTTTGTACATTACCTGGGTAGCTACTGCTATTATGGGAAAAGGGCAACCAGTCTAGTCGACACTGGGGCACCGTGTCAATGTTTTGCCCCATAGATATTTTGGATGGGAAAGGCTCTTGGGCATTCATTTTCTTGATAGGAGGCTAATTGGCTCGAGAGAGCCACACAGGTGCCAACTGAGTTGTCATGCAAAAGTATGGTACTGCCAACTGAGTTGGCGCCAACTGAGTTGGCACCTAATCCCCAGGCACTGCCAACTGAGTTGGCACCTGTGTGGCTCCACAGAGCCATGGAAACCTAGGCAACCCCTTTTAGTCTGGCTGGTCGACCAAGGGATGGATGGCGAAGCCATCCTGTATAAAGATTGGACACTGTCTAATTATTGGTCACCAAAGTTTAGACAGTATACTAATCCATTGACACTGTACAATCCTTAGACAGTCAGCCAGGCGGGGGAGGGGTGGCCGAAGTGGGGTGTCGACGGTGTGGGGGGGTGGGTCTGAACCCGGTGTGAAACCCCGAGCCAATTTTTCATTTCTGAGCTTGTTAAAAAACCCCGAGGAGCCAATTTTCCAAATTCTCCAATTCAGGGCCATTCGGACCCTACCCACCCTACCCCCTCCCCCATATACGTAGCTCCTTGGCCCTTAAAATGGAAAAGGAGAAAAAGTCGTTGGCGCAGTTGAATATCTTCCGGGGCAAGGAGGCTATTTCAGCTTAAAAGCCTTCTCGAGCATGGCCTTGAGCTCTGGGCGAAGGCTCGTGAATTCCTCCCCGAGCTTCGCAGACTGGCATCTGGCCACTATGTGTTTGGAATCTATAGTGGTGCCAAATTCCCTGTTCTTTACGACACCTTCAGCTATCAAAGCCTCCAATCGAGCCAGATATACTTCCGGCTTTTCATGGAAATAATCCTCCACTCCGGTGACTGAGGAAATCTCAGTTACGGGGTGTGGGCGACGGGACCATCTCCCATCTTCCCGTTGCTCAGATAGGTACAGGTGGTAATACGGTGGAAATTCCTTGAACGAGATTCGGCTCACAATGCATCGGAGTCGAATCCCGGTTCGAGGCAAAATGCGCCACACAATCTGTCCCAGGAAATAAGGACAACAAGACAGAGCTATGTCATGCTCCGTTTGAGCCAGTGAAGCTTGAGTCTCCTTCAGGAGCTGAACCTGTTTCAGTCTCTTCTGAAACATACCCTCTATCGTCGTGTTCAAATACTTCGGAGTCTTTGGGTCTAATCCCTGATACGGCTGCTGCATCTATAATTGCTCCACCAGGAAAAATTCTTACACGTCTGGGATAGGCCACAGCACTTCCTTCAATCCGTTTCTTGATTACGGTGTGAGGAGTTCTCTGCAGCAATCTAATGATAGTAGCATTTGATAATGGCATTCCTAAAGCCATTATGTCTCTATACTCATACCATTGAGTTGGTTTGATATACTTCTTCAACAGCTCTGGGGTAGCTTTACGATACATATTATGCCTTCTTAGTGTGGGTAGCCTCAAACTCTGTGGCATCAAGGACTCTGAATCCGAATACGCTCGGAAGCAGGTAGTCTCCGGGCTTTGCCACTTGCTGGCAAACTTCGGAGGTCACGATAAGCCGAGCATTGGCTCCCGTGCCTTCTTTTTGAACGTAAGGACTTGAAGCCAGTTCTGCTGGAAGCGTTCCTGTTCCAGTCCATTTGATGACTTCAATGACTTCTGGGCTCTTGGTGAACTTCTCTTTTGCCATGGTTCTATTTCCTCCAAGTTAATTCACCCTACCATATCTCCGCTTGGAGGATACGTCAAGATTTTGGGGCAGTCAAATTTTCCCCGAAATACTCATTTCAATTTCTTTGGTGTTGTGATAGGCTCTTCCGATGACTCAACCATAGGAGACAGGTATGAACGCAAAAGGATGGATGGTAGAAACCAAGAAAGTAAGACGGGCAATGATTAAGTTGATCGAAAAATGGAAAGCTGAAGGACGGGAGAAAGAGGCGGCTGAGCTGACAGAGGCTTTGATTTGTGCTGTCTGGGATGAGGAGTTCGTTCCACAAATCACAGCCCCAACCGATCCTTCTGATAGATACTACTTCATACGGAATAAGGGCAATGGCTAAGAATCATCTTGTCGGAAGGAATACCTCTTCCCCAGAAGAAGTTGTGGAAGTCCTGCGAGTGCTGAAGGACCAATACGGGTTCAACCAGAAGCAATTGGCAGAAGCGGTGGGAGTCAGTCGGGTGACCATGTCTGACTACTATCGCCGCAGGAGCAATCCTTCCCCCTTAATTCTTGAACGCCTCAAAATGGTGGTGCTTGCATGCGAACAAAGCGAAAAGAAATTGAGCAAGAGTTAGCCGACGGTTTCAAAGAAATTCAGGAGAGATACGCAGAGAAGATGGGAACCATGACCTATTTCTCTCTGTTGAACGCTTTTAAACGAGAGATACTGGCGCTGGCGATAACGATGTGCAAGGGAAACATTCAACTGACGTCCAATGTTGTTGGAATTAAAAGATCCACCCTGACGTTGATGCTGCAGAAGTTCAAATTGTTCGAGCTCGTACAGAGGCTGAGAGAGCATGGACAAATCAAGACAGTTGTCTACAAACGAGATCCCTCCACCGGTCCGAAGGGCTCCAAGAAACATCGCCGTTGTCGCTCCTGTAAGACGATTAGTTATATCTTTGCGTCCGACTCCTGCCCCAAGTGTAAGTCGCCGAGGCAGTATATTCGTCGCATTTCCCAAACCGAAAGGAAAGCTCATGGCCTTTGACAGTATTGATGCATCTCTTACGGCATTTATTAAGCAGGTATTCGAAGATGAGATTCGAGGCACCCTGGTTGGTAACGCTACCAAAGCAGTGGACGCTGTTCAGGACTTGGATTTCGAGGTGAAGAATCTCACGGACAGGGTGAAAGAACTCCAAGCAGTGTTCTCAGAAGTACGAGAGCTCAACAAGGCATTTATTGATATTAACGACCGGATGGCGAAGCTCTCTGAGAGAGTTGAGGTTCTCAACTCAAACAGCATCAAGCCTGAAAAGTTCAGGCGTGAGTTGGTTCAAGAGTTGGTAACTAAGATTGCAGCGAGCATAGACGAGTAAAGGAGCCCGGCATCACCGAGCTCCCGATAGGTAGGTTACTTCTTCACTGTGTCAGCGACGTCAGGAAGCTTAGATCTTGGCATATCTGCCGAGGGCTCAAGAGTGTCAGCGAAATCCGCATCCACATCCGGAGCAATCTCACCGAGAATCTCATACGCAGGAGCGATGATGCCTGTGTCGAACACGTCGGAACCAGCACCAATCCAGCGAGCCATGCAATCTTCAACAACCTTGAAGAGCTCCTGGATGTCAGCGTGGTCTTCAGCAGCCACGAATCCCTGCGTCGAAGCAGAGTCGAGACTCAACATAACCTGAACCACGTTGAAAATCTCGGAAGCAATCCTCTTCATCTTCACGTTCCGAATCTTCTGAATCTCAATCGTGTCGATGATGAGAAGCTTGAAGGCATACTCATGGCTAGGACTTGGGAGATCGTTGTGAGCCATCGAGAACTCAAGCTCTTCTCTGGCGATCTTCCACTGATTGCGAATGTTTCTCACATCACGAGGCTTGGCCTTCGAGCATGTGTTGTTACTGTCGCACTCGAGGAGGAACAGGAACAGACGTGCAACCTGCTCAAGCACCTGATGGATGCGATAGTTGCGGATGTTATATTCCACAACACGAATCTTGCGGCCAGCGATAACTCCTGGGTCAACTTTTTCGAGCTCTGAAATCATGTGATTACTCCTTCTTCATTTCGTCGATGATAGCCTGAACCAACTCAGCAATCTCAGCGATATTGATTTCGCTCCACTCGCCCGGTACCAACGAGGAGCCTTTGACAGCCTCAAGGAGAGCATCACGCAGAGAAGCATGAGTAGCGATAGCAACGATGAGATCCAACCCATCCTTAGGTTGAAGGCCATCCTTAGCCAGTAGAGCTACTTCCTTGTAGAGCTTAACGAGGGCAACAATTACTTCCTTCGACTCTTTCATCAACAAATCCTCCATGACAGTTAATTAGACAACAGAGACAAAAGCCAATCAAACAGTGGACGTAACCATTTGTCGTATTCATTAGGACCAATGAACTTGTCCAGTGTCTTATCCAGAAATCCTACCAGAAAACCAATCGAAAAGCTAAGGAACGGAATGAGCAGCTTTGGAATCTTTGGAAGTTTCATTTTGGGTTTTGCCGGTTCAGTCGGCGGAGCCTCAGGCTCAATACTAGGTTTTGATGGCTGTTTTGGAGTCTCCGGTTCTCCTGTGGGAAGGTCCGGAACCACCCCAGAACGCCGCTCAATCAGGAACGATTCCCTGAGTCGCCACAGGGACAGAGTCTTATCGAATTTGACCAGGTCTTCCTGGGAAAATCCTTTAAGTTCGGCCATATCCGTAATGGAATTCCACACGGTAGCCGCTTCCTGAATCTGAGCCTGAATATCCGGGTTGGTACATCCCGTGCGGAATACGTCAGGAGAGACTTCCGAGAACCACTTGGTGGTAACGACCGCCAGAATGAAAAGTTTTATCCAGTCCACCCCGAGAGACAGACACGCCCTTTGGCAGTCGTCCGCCAGATTGGGGTGGTTCCGGTTGTATTGCGCCAACCAGAGGTTGAGATCAGAGGGAAGGATCACCTTGTGGGAGCTTTCATGGGTCAGTCGAACCATACAGAACCTCCGGTTAATCACTCCAAATAGGAGTATCGAACTTGATGGTGGCCGTAACTCTTCCTGCTGATGGGGCGATGTTAAGTCGCAGATACCTACATTTCCCGCTATAACTCCATATAAACTGGGACACGGCGGCGATGTTTTGGCTCGAGCCTCCGTAGGTGGACGTCACTGGCATCCAGGCAGTTCCATCCAAGGACTCCTCGATATTTGCTGTTCCTGCTGCAGCGGTGGCAGCGAGAGTATGTGTTCCTTCTCCTGCGGCCGAGGTGATGTCATCCTGAGTTCCCGTGGAGGCATCGGCAAGGGAGAGAGCCAACTTGATTGTGTTGGGATCGACCACGATAATCCAGTGGTTTCCTGCGACCAGTCCTCCTGGGAGAGTTCCTGCCGTGGACAGAGTGACCTGCAGCCCCGTGAAATACGAGTGCGTGGATATGGAAAGCGTATCTGCGGTCGAGTTGGTTCTGAAGTCGGTGAAGTTCTGCACCGCCACGGTGGGAGGGGTCAGCGTATGGGTTCCAGATCCGTCGGCAGTGAGATCTCTCGCAGTGCCAGCTACCGCATTGGCGAGCGAGGAAGCCAGTTTAATGGTATCCGGGTCGACAACAATCACCCAAGAGTCTCCTGCAGGAAGTCCTCCAGGAAGAGTTCCGTCCGTGGATACCGACACCAGCTGTCCGTCCCGATACCCATGAAGATTGATGTTGATTTCCTCATTGGCGGCATTGATGTTTGCGTCGGTAAACGTCTTCGCCGTGGCAGTAACAGGAGTTAGCGTGTGAATATCGTCCAGAAGATTGATAGCCGTACCTGCGAGAGCATTGGCAAGAGAGGAAGCCAATTGGAATGTGTTGTCCGTAAGGTAAATGAGCCAGTAGTCAGTCAAGGCAGCGAGGGGTTTGGGCAGAGTTCCCGTGGTGGTCACTCTCACCTTGTCTCCAGTAAGTCCTCCGTGAGCCACAATGGAGATCACGTTGGATCCAGAGTTAATGTCTGCCGAGGTAATAGCGATATTAGCGGCTACGCCAGTTGTCCAAGTACCTCCAATGGCGCACCCGTTGAGAGCCTCATACCCGGAGCCATTAACACTTTTGAGATCGATGGTGTCGGCCAATCCACTTGCCGAGACTTCAGCATTGTGAATCGTGACGGGTCCAATCATGGCCATGGGAAACTCCTTTGTTCGGGTTCTGGGGCGAGTATAACATAAAAGCTATCCCAAAACATCCGCTATAAGTTTGGCACCGGCTTGCATAGCCTTTTCAATTCTTGCTTTTATAGGTCCGTCCGAAGTCTCATCGTCCATGAACTCGAGCTCCGAAAGGATGCAGATGGGACATCCGGAATTCTCGGCTCCGTTGAGAACGCCAAGCCCTGCGGCCATGACTCCCTTGGGGTACCCAGGGCTACCGGAGAAGACGGGGTTCCCGATGGCTTCGGCCATCTTGATTGCCCACTTGGAGGCAAATTCTGCCGAGGCAATTTTGGAGTACTTCTTGTGTACCATGGCACAGGTGTAGTGCTCTCTCCCGTCGCAAGCGTTGAGATGCAGGGAGATGAACATGTCATATCCCCGAGCCCGGCTTCCAATCTCATAAAGGTCGTCTTCCTGGGGATCGTAAATATCGCAGGTGTGGCCGAGAACCTCCAGATACATCTTCAGGCACTGGGCTTGGTACATGTTGAGGACTTCTTCCCGGACGAGGGAGGACTTCCCAGTGGCTCCAGGGAGCCGTTTTGAGTGTCCTGGATCGAGCAGGATTCGTTTCTTCCCGATGGTCGCTGCCGGAGCCACAATCTTGGGAATCGGCTTGGCCACGGGAGCGACCTTCCAGGTCTTAGCCGTGGTCTTCACTTCCTGCAGTTTGGCGATGAGTTCGTCTACGCTTGGAGACACCAGAACCCACAGGGGCTCCGCTGCGTTGTATCCGATTACGACGCCTTCGCCTCGTTCGGATTGATTGAATTCTAGCCACGAGGTAGGCTTCATAATTAGCTCCTTCTTCGCATGTACATGGACAGAATACCTTTGGGTGAACCATAGGACTTACCTGTATGACTCCATCACCAAGACAGAGCATACAGGAAACTATCATAGCTTAACCTTCAGGTGACTTTCAACTCTTTCGGAGAGCACTGCGTGTTCGATTTGGAGCTTTTCAAGTTTGGTTTGAAATTCTGTCCGCATCAATCGGACTTCAGATCTAAGATCCCGCAGCTCTTGTGCTGCGGTATTCAGGAGGAAGGTTACGATTGCGAGTAAGACTGGTACGCCAATCTTCGAAACCCATTCCATAGTCACTGCTGCCCTCTGAACCATAATACGATCTCCGTATTAAAGGTTAAGTAACTCTTGCGCCTTCGGGACTAAGGCGATCACTTTCTCTGCGTAACCCTTAACCGGACACCAGTTCTTCCCGATGTGCCGAAGGAATCCTTCAGTGTCGTTCGTATACTTCTCCCATCCAGCATAATACGGACGGGTCAAGAATACCCGCCATCCTTTTACTGCCGAATCTACGTCATAAAATTGAGCGAAAACAGCTTTTCCTTCGACTTCGGACGTGACAGGAACCTCTTTCGGAGTGGCGATTCCGTCGAGCTCTGAGCGATACTTCATGCCCCAGAAATTGAGACAGGTCTTGGCGACGAGGCTCTCGCCCCATCCGCTCTCGAGAGCTGCCTGGGCGAGACAGGCAATCTTCATGGAGCGGGACATGGAACTTCGCTGCAGAGCGGCAATGAGCTGCTCCCAGGGAGGCATCGTGATGGGAGTCGTAGAGATTTCCGCGAAGGAATCGGGAGCGAAGGTTATCAAGGCTTTGAGAATGAGTTCAGCTTTGTCACTGGTGGACCGTATTTGCATGGAGTTCTCCTTTGGGGTTACTCTCAAAGTATATCCGATTTCGTGCTCGCTTCCAACCGGCTATTTGAGTCCCTTTAGCTTCACCGGAGGTTTCACTTCCGGGACTTCTGGAGGAGGAGAATCGCCTCGCACCAGCGGATCTTTTGCGTAGCAGGTCTTGCAGAGAAGGCTGTAGCCTTTCTCAATCTCCCGCATGGACAAAGGTTTGGAACAGATGGGACAACTCAAATCTACGCCAGTAATCGGAAGCTCCGATGTTGACACGATAGGTATTCCTCCGAGGGATTACTTTCAGTATACCAGACTCGGAAGAACAATCGGCAGTGTCAGTAAATACTCAAAGAAACTCTTTAGTTTGCAGCAGGAATTTGGCTAAGGATACGTATTCATGTCCGTATGAATTTTTCTGACATCCACGTTCAATTTCTTCTCCTATCCATGCATTGCCGGGGGATTCCCAGGATTCCATGCAGGTAGCTAGATCCTCGGCAATAGGCAGAAATTCTTTGTGGTTGGCAACAGCGTGTGCTGTGCGAAGGAACAAGCTGTGGGGAAATCTTCTGGCAAGAACTGCCGCTGCTTTCGCATGCCCCGTAGTCAAGGTTCCCAAATGTGCGTGCAGCATGATTTTTCTTGACACTAAATGAGCTTGGTATCCGGGTGGAACGGTGTTTGCTTCTGTTTGGATCGTCCAGTCATTCACTGTTTTTTCAGCTTGAGAAATTGGGGTTTTCAGCAATATTTTTACGAGTTCCAAGACTCCGCCAGTCAGATTGCATCTATCGTCACCTGGGCAGAGTCTTCCGGTGCGTTCGATATATCGCATGGCAGACTTGAGCGAATCGGAGGTATGGGCAGCGGATCCTTCAAGCAGCCCTAGGAGCTGATCTCGGGAAAAGGAGTTCATGTCGGTGCCACCCACTCGTTTCGGATTTCTCCACGGGCGACCATCTTCTCCGATACTTTTCTCAATCAAGCTCCACGAACCCAAGTTTCCGTACAGCAGCGTCCAGCCCGTCATTGAGACTGCGTCACCCTCTACGATGCATTCGATGTTCGGGCGGCGAGCAGGAGCTGCTCCGTCACACGTCCAAGCAAGGAGCGACGTCATGCGCGTTATTTGCGCCTGCAGCCGCTCGGACACAATCTGTGGGATAGAGGGTTTGGTTTCCTGAATGCCGCAGCTATTCAGAAGCCACAACATCCCCAGCATCTGGAGGAGTTTCATTCTTGATCTCCCTGATTTCAGATTCCATTCCCCGAATGAGGTTGGCGACTTCTTGGTACGGGCGGGTAACGAGATAGTTACCAATGGCAGACAACAAATTCTCTGGGACTGAAAATTGCTTCACGTCGGGACTCCTTATGCTGGATTAGAAACTGAATCAACTGTTCCGCCGATAATGCAGACGCGGATAGACTTTGTGCTACCATATTTGTTTTTGATTGTGAAGTCATTCGAGGTCGCACTTTTATATACGGCATACGTACTTCCCGTGTCGGTTATTTCGAAAATAGAGGAAGGGTCAGCAATCTCAACAACGGTCGCTGAAATATAACTCAGGAAAAACGTACCTGAGTTACCGCTATTGTCTGTTATCACAACCATGTAGCCTGTGGAGCCGCCGTTCATTGTTACTGTGATGGCTTGACCAGTCGTGAGCGTTGTCGCCGTATTACTTGTGTTCATGCCGACGGAAGCGACGTGTGCAGAAGCTCCAGCAGAAGAAGCTCCAACTATGCGGGTAGCGTTTGCCGCAGGCCCAAGTGTCCATGCGCCTGCATTTGATATACCTCCTAGATTAGTAAAAGCAGAGTCATTCGCTGACGAATAAAAGGTTAATATGGTTCCGGATGGCTGTATTGCCCAAACGTTATTAGTAGCGTCTATTGTTCCGCTATTAATCCACTTTAACATCGGATAAGAGCCAGCCCCATCATTTCTTAATAACTTAACAAGTGATCCATTTACTGTATGTGTCAAAGCTCCACTGCTACTAGGTCCAAGCGTCCACGCACCTGCATTTGACATGGAGCCAAGATTGTTAGTAATGAGTCCCTTTTTTAAGTCTGCCGTAGAAGAGGAACCAAATACTAAACCGTCGAAGCCAGCAGTAGCTCCCGTGCCGATTGCAACATAATTAGTTCCATAACACGCAGCAGCCAGAGAAATTCTTCCTTTGGTAGCAGTTCCTCCAATAGTTCCGTAAACCGATTGAAAGAGAAACGGTGTTCTTGTCGTGTCTTCATTCACTGAAGCATCGGTGGGCATGGTGTAGTCGGCATTGGTTTGCTTGTTGGCAATGGCAAATACGCCGTTACTTGTGTGTGTGGCGGTAGCTGTGGTGCCGCTCGCTCCAAGCGTCCATGCTCCTACTGCTGAAACTTTGCCCACTTCATCTGCGTCAGCATCCACACCATCATTATCTTGATTTGCATAAAAATAGATAACAGCAGTAGCATCATTTGCGTTCGCCTGACATTCGATTGCTCCACCGGTATATGTAGCTTCTGCGCGACCATCTCTCGACCCGGACGTTACTCTACAGTTTGAGTAAATTCCCGTTGTGGAGTTTGGAACCAGCGTTGACACTGGGGTTGATGCCAACATGTTGAAGCCGGTTCCGTTAGCTGGCCCCAGCGTCCATGCGCCTGCATTTGACACTAAACCTAATGCCTGTGTATAGGAAGATAGAGCCGCTGGTGTTCCAGAAGCGTCTCCATTTGTGGCCCTAAACTCAAAAGAGTTCTGAGCAGCTAATGTTCCCATGAACAGGGCCGTCGCACGGACGTTTGTTCCTGTTGTGTACGCCACGTAGCTATTAGCAGACTGCGATGCTGAATAAAGATTCTGTCCTATTACTAGACCTGTTCCGGAATACTGCGAGGATATGGTGGCGGCATAGGAGGAATTTCCAATTCTCATATGATTTACGCCACTAGACGAACTTCCGGTAAGGGTCAGAACGGTTGGAAGGTCTACTCCACCGGGCCCAAGCGTCCATGCGCCTGCGGATGAATATTTGCCTATATCAGTAGAACCGGCGTAGAAGGTAAGTTGCTTTGCAGCTCCGATGTATGATAAAGAGCTTATCCAGTTTTCTGACCCGTCTGCCTTGCTTCCTATTCTTACGATACCACCATTACCTGCTGTTGCGTTTTCAGCATCAAACGAGACAATAAAGTCTCCAAATGCACTTCCTTGTTCACCGCGAAGAATATGCCCGACAGTGCTTACCCCGCTCGGCCCAAGCGTCCATGCGCCTGCCGTTGTAGAATAGGCATGGACATTCGTTCCATCTGCAGATAACTGTAATTGAGCGGTGCTTGTAATATGCCCAATGGAAAACTTTGCTGTATCCGCGAAAAGGTCTACACGAGCGCCGCCGCCTGCAGAGCCCGTGATACTAATTCTGGATGCTGCTCCGGTTGCGCCGAAAGCGCCAGATAAGCCAGTGCCGCTAGCTGCTACCGTTGCGTCTTTGAGCAGAACACCATCAACCGTCACGCCAGCCGCAGAGGTGTACTCACTGATGGTGTCCGCCGCGACGCTAACCGCGAACTTTTCAGCCAAAGCATGATATTGCCCCGCTACGGCAATTCTGCGGGTGTTCCCAGCTTCTGCTGTGTTCAGCACCGTGGTTCCGTTGCGTGTGTAGGCTCCTCCTGCAGCAAGGTATCGATACCAAGTATCGGTTGAGAAAACGTAACTGATCGTGGCGTCTTTCCCGCTCGCCGCTTCTGCTGCAGTCACGTCTGTAAATCGATTTGCCGCTACCTGATCCCAATTGGCCGCATCGGTGGCCCACGCAGCCGATGCCGTGTGCGCGGTGTTCGCTCTCCATATGCCGCTATTGAAGAGAACCACATTCCCAATCCGATACGTGCGCCCGGTAGTCCATGCTTGCAGTGAGTCGTAATCGTCCAGGCGGTCGAGAGCGAGCTGTACACTCGTTTCTGTTGCGCTAAGCTCTCCGTTGAAGTTTGAAGTATCTGTGGTGACCGTTCCAGCGGAGGAGCTTGAACCACTCGCGAAGTTTACACCGGATACTTGCTTGGCTGGAGTTACTGTAGTTATCGTTCCAGTAGTGAGAGAATTTCCAGCTCCACCTTGCATTGTGATGAAACCAAGATTGATTACTTCCAAACCTCCGCTGGCGACTGTCGGAAAAGACGCAACTGTGTTGGCTATGATCTGGTTGGCCGCAGCCGATGGACCATTGTGCTCTACGCTATCTGGAACAAGAATATATTGCGCTATCTGATCCCCAGCCGAATCACTTAGGTTGTTACTGGCATAGACCCCGACTCGCATGTTGACGTATTTGCCGTTGGTAATTCCAACAAAAGAAGTTCCACTTTGCCTACCGCTAGGTATTGTGGTACTTCCGGAATTATAGAAGGTGGCCCCACTAGCTCCCGTGTACAAAACTTTAATGGAAATTGGGTCTACACCACTATCGGCAACCGTAGTATTCAATCCATGATCAAAATAGGTGGAAGCTCCCACCATTTTTACGGTTCGACTACCTGCCACCAAAACCGTTAAAACGGCATTCGAATCGTTCTTAAGTGTAGATCCTTTGGCATTATGTTCATATGACGACACATCTGCCGGGAACGACACGGGATGCGTTTGTTTACTTACCGCATAATTGGTGCCGTCGGAATATATGGAAAATAGTAAAATCTTATCACTAAAAGATGGATCGGTTGTCTGCTGGATTAGTCCATCATCGTCAATGTAAATGAAATACGCCGTAAAGTCAGCAGGAAGGGTCACAGTCTGGGGCACTGCCCACGATACTGGAGAGGAGCGGACAAGACCGATTCCCGCTCGTAATACTGTGAACTCTCTTGTTCCAGCGTTGTAGGAATAATAGGCTCCTGTTCCAGACCATTGGACAAAACCAGACTGAGATAGATCGTATGGAGTCACAACGCAAAGACCAGATCCGGTCTTTCCGTAGTTTCCCTCCATGCTCATAAGCCAATCTTTTTGAGTGTCCGTTGCGCCCACGATAGATGCGTAAATGTTGGCAAAACCTGTGATCCTCATCGAACAACTGCTTGTGGTAAACGTTCCAGAGTTTCCACTTGTGTCGAGACACGTGCCATTAGCGGTACCGCCGCTGACTCCCTGCAAAACAAAACTACAATTCGATATAAGTCGCGGATAAACAGATGCAGATAGGATGCAAAAACCTTCTACTGTTCCAGAGAAGGCAGCCTTGGTGTTTATCACTGTGAGGTTATTTGCGTAGAAGTTCAGGCTTGCATCTGCTGAGTTCTCATAGCACTTAAGAAAGCCTGAAGCTGATGCCGCTTGCAATAGTATGGTACTATTGGTGAAGAAAATTCCCTGTTGTGTTGAAGTTCCACTCGTGGCGAGAGCATTGATAGCTTTAGTTGATCCGTCAAAGGTACTGGTTACAACCACATAGCATGCAAAAAAGCTACTTCCATAAGGGCTAGTTGTCTGTGCGAGCGATACTGCGTTAAAGGCATAATCTCCGGCTGTAGTAACGTTCACAAAGTAGTCGTTTGCGAGAATTGAGCCTGTGGCGTTCAGTGCGCTCTGTCCATCTGCTGTAATGGTGTACGAATGGTTAATACGATTGAGCAGAACCCACTCTAATCCGGTTGTGGTTGACGTGATCGTTCCCACAATCGTAGGAGCTGCCGGCCCATTGCCTTTCCCTACTAGAGCCACGTAAGGTTTTAGCGTGATATTCTCCACATACGTCCCTGAATAAATCTCAATGACGTATGGTTTATTGATGGCGGCATCTGTAACGGCATTAATCGCGGATTGAATGGAGGTATACTGTGCGCCTCCGGCTGCACATACGGTTACTGTTTGTGCCTTGTCCATTGGAAAGCGATCAATGTAGCCAGTACTAGCGTTATAGACGTAACGGGAGGGGGATGGTGCGATAGTCATGTGCTAACTCCTTAAGTCGCTGCGATAGAAACGAGCACTGCCTTTGTGGCGTCGGTATACGATACAGTTACCGTCTTCTGTGTCGTTCCACCAGAACCACCTGTCTTATACACCCACGTTTCAGTCGCTCCACCATCGGTGTATCCGACATAATCGAATTTCTTTGGTACGAAGGAACCGGTAAGTCTGTCGGACAAGATCGTTTCAATGTCTCCAATATCCGTGGCAATGTTTCCTGTGTCTGTAGATATGTCTCCGGTGTCGGTTTCAATATTCCCGACAGCGGTATCTATGTCGGAAAGAGTTGCTTCGGTTGCAAATCCAGAAGCAGAGATGTTAGCTCTAGGTACGATAGTTCCATCAGTATTAAATGTTCGATATGCTTTGGAGATATAAAATGTATCTCCTGCTCCGAGGGGGGTAAGCGATAATCTGACCGTAGGAGATATGATTCCAGAGTTCTCATTAATCCACACGGCCCAAGTTCCTGTGGCATTCACTGTTCCCGTGACCGAGGCAGTCACCGGCACCCAGGAGAGCCCTCCGTCCAGGGATTCTTCGATAGATAGATCCGCAGTAGCTCCTACCGACAAAGCGGATACGACTACGGACACCTTCAATGTCGTGGTGTCGTTTCCAGAAATTGCCCCCAAGCTGACGTGCAAGGGGGTGGTGTCTGAGATGATCCTCTGGTAATTTTCCAGCTTCAGTTCAATCAGTTGATATGACATCGCAACCTCCTTACTTCAAGCCACGAATGGTTCGGTAAACAGACGTAAACGTCGCCCCTGATGCAGCCCCGGCCACCACTTTGAAGCGCACATACGGCTTAATGGTGGATCCAACCGAAGGAGCCTGGGGAGCAATCAGATGCACCGCCGTTGGACTTCCAATGGTGCCGCTTCCGGCAGTCCCAAAGTTTACGGGCCCGTCCACGTCCGTCCAGGCCGCGTCCGGCGCATTGGGCGTAGTGGCATCCTGCAGCGTGATTTCCACGTCATTCGCCCCGTATCGGGTTCCGATAAACGTGGAGAACACTCCGTGTACCGAGTCGAGATGGGAAATAGTGTCTACACCGAAGTATTTTGTCTCTCCGGCAGCGACCACTACGATTTCGGCATCCGAACCATACGTCTTGCTGAGAATCGACTTAGACCCGAAAAACCATGACATACTAGCTTCCTTTCAATTTCTTCAACTCTTCTTCCAAAGCCTCTACCGACTTGGAAGCAAGGTGTTTAGGAATGTTGGCAGTTATCTTGAGATTCTGTTGTACCTTTTGTTCCTTCTTTCGTTCCGACTTAAGCAGCAGCTCTGCCGCTTTGAACTTAATCATCAACGTCTTGGAATCCATATCCGGATCGCTGGGGTCAAGGTCCAGTAGGTCAATGACAGTTTCAGCAGCTTTTGTCTTCGCCTTATGCATGGCGATTATGAACGTGTCAGGAGTTAAGAGCCACTCAAAGAACCCCGGGATAAGACACCACGCTTCTATCTCCGCCAACTTAAAGGGCGATATGTATGGGATCAGCGCAGAAAGGTCATCTTCAGTTATCCGCCCCAAGAAGTTCGGAGGGGTTCGTTCGTGCAGTGCGAGCTTGAGAGTAATCTGTCTGTCTGATGGCACAAAAGAAGCCATTTCGTTTACCGTAAGTATGTCGATTTCACGGGTCATGGTATACTGCCTATGTACTGTCTGTTGGGAATCTGGTAAGCTGCCAACTATGAGCCTACCACAGGAGGGACCGAATGACCATTCGAGACAAAGTGACAACTGAGGGGGGCAACCGGGGCTACCGCATGATGCGGTCTAAGATAGCTAAAGACAAGAACGGCTACGGCAAAGTAGTCAGTGTTGCCCGGGAAAAACTGATGCAGAAACTGGGCAAAGACCCTGGATATAATGTTGTCGCTGCCCATGACAAACCGGGTTCTCACTTTGAGAAGGATGGCGGGGAGTTCGACCCGGCTACCCGGTCGGAGAATACGGCCGAATCGAATAAGCTGCGCAAATTCAAGAAAAAACTGAAGGAGAAGAAACAATGAGCTTTTCGGACATTTGGTTCCATGATGATGAGAAGGTTGGCGGTTCTCAGACCAAGGAAGAGAACCAGAAAGTCGTTAAACGGTCACACCTTAAGAACCTCGTTGGCAAGCACACAGCACCCTTAGCCCGTCCTTCTGCCTTTGAGGCTCGTAAGCTTCTGCAGAAGAAGATGGTGAAGAAGGCCGAAAAAGACGAAGAGAGCAAGAAGAATAAGAAGAATCTTAAGCAAGTAATTATGGCGCAGCAGTGTGGTAAATCGACCAGAGAGTAGGATTCGTGGACGACGAAAAGCTAAGGTTAATACAAGAGTATCAAGAAGAAGTAATCAGACAACGAGGTCGACTGCTCAAGGTTTTTATCCCAGATAAACCTTCTGCAGAGCCGTTTCCAGAACAAATAGCCTTCCTCAGCGACAAGTCGAATTCTAAGCTGGCTCGCTGCGGAAACCGTGCAGCCAAGACTTTTACCACCATGCGAGACTTGGCATGGAAGATCACCCGTACTCACTGGTATAGACAAGACTGGAACGTCCTTAAGATTTCAGACAAGGCATGGAAAGACAAACTGGAAACGCCTGAGTATGAGAAGAAGTATCTCAAGGCAAAGCCAAGAACGTTCTGGGTGGTTGGTCCTACATACGAGTTCGTTAAAGAAACCATGTGGGGAATGTATCTGGAGCAGATGATTCCCGCATGGTTTATTAAGGAAATCAAACTCACCAACCAAAAGAATATCGAAGCCGTACACTTTATCAACGGCGATGTACTCAAATGTAAAACCTATGCCCAGCAGGATTCCACCAAGATGGGTTTCGCTGTGGACGAGGTTTACATCGACGAAGCTCCTCCGGAAAAGAAGACAATTACCGAACTCATAGTTCGTACTTTCGACAAGGATGGTTCCATCACCCTGGGCTTTACCCCCATTGTGCAGAACAAGGAGATCCAGGCGTACCTGGACAGCTGCTGTTCAGATGGCACCATGTCCCTGCACTCCTGGAGCGTCTTGGCGAACCCGCACTACCGGGATCACCCGGAACGCCGGGAGAGGGTGCTTGCCGAATACTCCCACATGTCCGAGGAGGAGCGGAACACCCGTCTTTCCGGAGCATGGTACATTGAGAGGCCGAACCAGCCAGTCTTCGAAGGGCTCGAGCCAGAGATAGTGGACGACTTCCCTGTCCCCGACCATTGGCGGCAGATTCGCTATACCGACCCGGCATCCCATGTGACAGGGCATGCCATCTTCGCTGAAGACCCCGCCACTGGGGAATGGTACACTATCCATGCTCAAGAGATTACCTGGGGCAAGATAGCCAAAGCTGAGGACATCCTCGACGTAATCGAAGCCCTGAAGCCCACCCGGTACTTTAAGTACTACGACAGCGTCTACGACAACGCAGAAGCTTGGTTCGGTGCCTACGGTAGACAATATGGGTATCGTCCCTGTATCGTAAAGAACAGAGAAGCGGCCATCATGCAGACCCGCAACGCAGTGGGAACCAAGAGACTGAAGTTCTTCCGTCGGGCAGCTGCAGGAGCGGTGGAGCAGTTCAAGGAGTACCACTACAAGCCCGATGGACAGGGAGTGGTAAAGAAGAAGGATCACATGTTGGATTGCGTCATGTATTTCTGTCGGGAAATCCCTGATCCTCTTCCTACGGCAGAGAATCAACCGACGGTGAAAGAGGAAGCTGTCCAGAATCTGATACGCAAGTATGAGGCAGGACCGATGTCTACCCGTAAGCAATGGGCATTCAATCGGGCGGCAAGAAATTCACGGTTTCAGCAGATTGGTAGACTTAGGAGCATGAGATGATAGAGTTAATTTTGGTTTTGTGTTTTCTCAATTTCATGGCAACTGTAGCTTTGGGCGTCTGGGTAGTCATTTCGCACAGGAAACAGACCCACACTCTCGAGCTTTATTCTTCTCATTTCCTTGCGAAAGTAGGGGAGCTGGAGAAGAACAACAACACTTTGGGTAAGGTGATGAAAATCTTCGAAGACGAAACCCAAATCCTTAAACGCCGCAATGAAAACATGGCTCTCAAAGATCGATTCCAAAGAACTCCGAGGTGATAAATGCCAAAAGTTCGACTTCTATCCGATGCCGAGTTGTCCCGGCTTATCGCTGCTCAGTACCAGGAAGCGAAAGAGAAAGCGGATAAACTCAAGGTGGAATACGACATCTGCGAGATGGCGTATCAGTGCATCAACAACAAAATTCGTGGCGCTTTGGACTCTGGTCTGGCGACTCAGTTTCTGTTCTCTCCACAAAACGAAGAGAACGTCATGCCGCTTATCGAAGGACTGGACTTGGCTAAGGCCATCCTGTTCCTTCACAGCAAACTGTGTATCTCCGACCCCGTGGTGACCGCTGCTCCCCGTAAGCAGGATCATGCCACCAAGATGTCGGCAAAATATGCCCAGCAGCACATGGAATACCTCAAGAACAAGACTCGGATGCAGGAAATCTCCGAAGCCGGAGCATTCCTGAACCTCTGTATCTACGGCACCGGAATCACTTTCTGGGGCTGGAATCCCCATGGCGGCGAGAAGCCCATGGACGATATTCCGGATAACGTGGACATCGAGAACTTTGACTTCCGTATGGAAGGAGCTCACGACGTACGAAACGTCAATCCAAAGAAGTTCTTTCCCGATGCTACGGCGGACATGTGGATCAATGCCGAACATTGCTTTGAAGAGATGGACGTCCCGGCAAAGAAGGCTTACTACGACTTCGATAAACCCGAGCAGCAAGAGATTCTGCGAGCGTCACAGAACGAAGTAAACAACTCCGAAAGTTCAGGCAATAAAGAGAAGAGCACTATTAAGCTCATCCACTACTGGGAGAAAGGACTTCCTTGGAACGGCTTCCTGGGCTCCCATGTTATCTTTATCCGGCCTGAGAATCCTCGCATTCTGTATCGGGGTCCGAATCCTTTTGCCCACAAGAAGCTCCCGTACAGTGTGCTCACAGACATCGACATCCCAGACAACGTGATGGGAATGAGCCGCATTGTGTACGCATACCAGACCCAGATGAGCATCAACAACATGCTCACCATGGTCATGGACAACATGAGCCTCTTCGGAGCGGCGAAGGCGATGCTTCCAGAGGGTGGATTCAATGAGGACATGATCGACAACGATAAGTCGCTCATTGGAACGTACAACCCGGCTTCGGGAGGAAAACCTGAGTTCTTCCGTCCAGTGAATGTGACCTCCGATGTGTGGCGAGCCTATGACATCATGAAGGGATACATCAATAACCTGTATGGTATGAATGAGTTCTCCCAGGGCCAGATTCCTCGAGAGCTTTCGTCCTATGCGGTTCAGTTGGCCTTGGAGATGGACGACAAGTACCGTATCCGCCTCTTCAATAAGAAGAAGCAGTACGTGAAGGACATGTACACCTTCGGTCTTGAGATGACCAAACAGTACGTTACTGAACCCATTCGGCTCAGCATTACGGGAGTTGAAGGATTCGAGAACGACGAATTCTTCATGTCGTCCCAGCTCGAGGGCGAATACGATATTTCCGTGGATTACGGAGCCTACATCCCGGTGGATCCGGCTGCTCGTAAACAGCAGATTCTGGAGTTCATCAAGTCTGGCATGTTCGAGAAGGCTGGCGGCAATATGAAGAAAGCCGCCTCGCTTCTGGTTGATGGTTCGATGTTGGACGTTAAGGATTCGATGGAAACGTCTAGAAACCTGCAGAACGCCGAAATCGCCAGACTCATCAAGGGCGAGAAGGTGAATGTGGAGCCATGGGATGACGATGGGGAACACGCCGCAGCCATTGAAGACTTTGCAAGAACCCAGACCTTCGAAACCCTTCCAAGGGACATCAAGGAAGCAATCTGGGCTCATGGAGAAGCCCACATTAAGACTCTCGCCGAGAAGATTGCCAAATCCGGCGGACAGCCGGGGGCTCCAGGAGGTCCGATGGGAGCGGGTGGTCCTGGTGGGATGCCTCCTCCTGGCGGTCCAGCTGGCGGTCCAGGGATGCCGCCGATGGGAGGAGCGGGAGCACCTCCTGCGCCGCCTCCAGGAGCAGGTCCGGGGATGCCCATGGCCTCCCCCTCGCAGCCACTGGTTTGACTAAAGTGAATAAATAGTGTTTGATAGTCACTAAACCAAGGAGAATTGTATGCCAGAGATTAGTACCCCCGCACCCGTATCTGCACCAGCACCTGTATCAGCACCTTCTGCTGCACCAGCATCTAGCACCGGATTCAGACAGCCAGAAGGAGCTATGTCTCCGGATGAAATCTTCCGTGAATTCGAATCGAAATTGGAAGAGCAAGCTCCAGACTTTTCGAAAGCCCGTAAGTATGACGACAGGACTCCAGACGAGATTCTGAGTGCCCTGGACGAGAATGATGGAAATCTCCCTCCTGAAGAGCCGGAAGATAACATCGATCCGACCACAGGCGTCAGTCCTGAGATGGACGAAGCAGCAACCCCTACTGACGAATTCAAATTCGAATTCGAAGGAGAGGTTGGCGGGAAGAATTACAAGATCAACTTCAAGAGCCAGGAACAAATCAACAACGCCATCAAGAAGGCGATTGTTGCCGACCAGCTCTATCAGAAGACCCGTACGCTTGAGTCTCAGGTTCAGGAGATGGGTCAGTACAAAGAGTTCTCCGACCAGATGGATCACTATCTCGAGAACGATCCAAAGGGGCTTATGGATCTCATTATCGAGGATCTCCCCGAGGAAGATGTAAAAGAGTGGCTCATCGCTAAAGCGGAATGGTACGGACAGGATCAGGAAATACGCAAGCAAGCCATGATTGCGAAGGAGAACGAACTCCTCCGCAGGAAGATTGCAGCCATCGAAGAGGCGGATAAGAAACTGGACGAGAAGCGGCGTATGGCGGCTGTGGAAGCCGATAAGCACGTGCTTCAGTCTTGGGGTTCTGGAGTGATGTCAAAAATGAAATCACGTATTCCAGACTCGTATCATGGTATAATCGAACGTGAACTTAATAATTCAGTATTAGAAGCCAAGTATATGCAGAGTAGTGGACAAGACGTTAATGTTAAGACTCTTGATAGGATCTTCGCTCGAAATATGAGGCCCATTCTGGAACTCATACAAGAGAAATCCAATGACAGAATCGTAAATACCCAAGTAGCAAAGATTGTGCAGGATAAGAAGAACCAGAACCTCGCAAGAGTTCAGGGGGCAGCTACTCAGGCTCAGTCTAAGGTAAATCGTAGCAGTACGCTCAGTAAGGAAATTGACGAGAATCCAGCTAAGATGTTCGACCTTCTCCTCAAAGGGATGGATGAAGGCCGCATCAGAATGAAGGCATAAGGAGGAAAAAATGCCAGTTATTGCAGAGAACAACGCATTTTCAAATGCGCAGTTTAAGCAGTCAGACCTGCTTAAGTTTATCCAGGAAAAAGGTTCCAAGACCCTGTGGCGTGTTGTCTCGGGTTTGGACTCGGTCACCAAGAAGGGCGAATGGCCTGGGGGTAAGGAATTCCGTTACCACATGACCGTTGATGCCGGTGGTGGAGCGTTCAGTGGTTTGAACTCCGTTGGTGGCGTGTTTGCCAACCCTGACCGTGCATACGGAATTCAGGCGTTCATGGTTCCGAAGTATCAGACGATGACCATGTACTTCGACCGAATCATGGGCAAGTTGACTGACAGCGATGCCAAGGCTTACTTGGGCTCGATGAAGATGGAATATGAGCAGAAGACTCTGTTCCAGAAGAGCTTCACGAACCTCCAGCAGATTATGGACGGCACAGGCCGTGTTGCTACTCCTATCGGTCTTGGTGCATCCAACACCGCAACTGGAAACAGCTTCACGATTGCCAGCCCTTCGACTCTTCTGAAGGTCAAGCTCTCTTCGCTCGACACCGCAACCGGATCTGCCGCCTACTGTATGGAAGGTATGGTGGTTTCGTTCCTGTATCCGAACTATGACGACGATGACAATGGCACGGTTGCCACCACGAAGGCTGACTGCGTTCCTCGTTTCGCCGTTCTCGGATTCAAGGCTTCTACGGTTCGCTCGTATTACGATGCTTTCCGTGTTGTCCGTATCAACCAGTCGGCGAACGAGGTTCTTCTCGCTCCCGCACGTAAGGCCGCTGGAGACAGCGACACCTACACTCCCTATACGACGGTAGACGCCTCGCACATGGTGCAGCAGGGCGGTTCGTCCACGATGTGGTGCGGCGGAACAGGTACTGTGACTGTCACTCCGTGGCAGGGTCGTACGACTGCTCTCGGTGCTCCGACGGATACCAATGGTCTTACTGGCGGTGCCTCCCTCGGTCTTGATCACTTCTTCAGCTATGCCGGATTCACCAGCTACGTGGCTGCGGACCATCCGACAGCGACCTTCTTGGTCCTCACCGGGTATATTCCTACGGGAACCGTTGACTACGGCATCGGCAATTCGGACTTCAGCTCGTTCTCTGGGGCTACCACCACCAATGCTGCAGCGGCTCGTGCGATTCTCGGCCTCGGCTGGGATGCGAACGTGGACTCTGCCTACGGTGTTACCCAGGACGTGTCGCTTGTGAACCCGTACCTGATGACTGGTATCGAATCGTTGATTTTCAATGATACGAACCTCGTTCAGGGCGTTCCTCGCTACAGCATCCAGCAGTACCTCCCGACGAAGAAGGACTTGAACTCTCAGGCTCTGACGTTCAACGGACTCTTCGCTGGTGTGGCTGAGCACTATGTTCGTAACCGTGACAAGGATCCGAACTCGGCAGACGTGATTCAGTGGAACCTTCTCGACATGAACCCGCTGGTGTACACCTCGCTCCTGTCGCTCTCTGAGGCTGACCGCCGTATCACCGATGACAAGGGCATCCGTGGTACCTCGTGTAAGACCATTCAGGTGGGCAACAAGAAGTTCGAGCTGAACATGAACTCCTCCATGCGTCTTGACCGTATCGTCGGTATTCCGAAGGATGCGATCCAGATGAAGGGTGGAACTCTTGACCCGGTGGAAGTTGATGGCCAGCGTCAGTACATGGCTCTCAACAGTTCTGCTCGAAGAGTTAACGCGTATGAGCAGTATTACACCATACAAGGAGAACAGTATGTTGAGAATCTCCGCGACTGTCTGTTCTTCAGAAACTTTACCATAAGTATACTGTAAGTCAATTGACGAATGCGGGAGATTCGGATATTGTCCTCCGTCTAACGATTGGAGGACAATATGGCACAGATACCAGTATTCAAGGGCGGGGTTAAGGTTTTCGAGATTGAGGTGGACGACGATATGTACGAGGAACTTTCAAAAAGTGTATGGTATGCTTGCTCGGGAACGAAGCAATATGCCCAACGCAAAGTGAAAGCTCCCAATGGGATTTTCTGGAATCAAAAACTGCACCAGACAATTCTCGGACTGCCGAGAAAATCCGGAGTGGTGGTGGATCATATCGACAGAAACCCATTGAATTGTCGTAAAAGCAATCTTCGAATGGTCACCTTTCAGGAGAATTCCTGGAACAGGAGCAAACGCAAACGGGAGACTACTTCCCGGTATACCGGGGTTTCCTGGGCTACGCACCAGCGATGGGTTGCAACTATCGATGGAGAGCACATCGGCTATTTTGATTCGGAGGAGAATGCTGCCAAAGCATATGACTACGAAGCAAGACAGCGCAGAGGAGCATTTGCGGTAGTCAATTTCCCAGATGTGAATGAGAAACCTGCTCCTGACAGGAAAACTTTAACCAAACGCAAGTACGTTACTGTGGTGAATAAGAATGGCAAGCCCAAGTATCATATCCAAATAACTTGCTGCGAACCTCGAATTATCACCACAAGGACTACTCTTGAAGCAGCTATTGAGTGTCGGAATGAAAAACTGAAGGAGTTGGGTGTTCCAATTCCTGATTGACTCTTTTGAATAACCGAAAGGATACGATATGCCAGCAATTGGATTATCGAGACTTCAACAGGACACACTTGACCGGCATCTGTCTGCTGGCAAGCGGTCCAACAACGGACTCCTTCTCTCTGCTATGCAGTGCGGAATGATTGAGACTTTTCAGGGCAAGGGACTGGTTCACTATGTGCGTACCGACGTGGGCGGCGGCGATGAAGTCGATGTCGCCACGTATATCACCGGACTCACCGGTCTGGATGCAGACTTGGATCCTTACTACGTGACTGGAACGGGACACCTCTTGGCTCTTCGTGGGTCGGATTCAACCCCCACAGCTTCCACTGTAGGTATCCCTGTGGCTTCTACCACAGCGTCCTCCACGGGTGTTCTTCGCCTCACGAATCGTGACGTCAATGCAGCGAACGTGGCGGGTGTTTCTCAGGAAGGAGCTCTCTGGATTCCAGGGTCCACTCCTTGGGTTGCTCAGTTCGAACTTACCGTTCCGAAGAATGCTTATGCTGTCGGCGTGGCGTTCCAGGAAATCGGATTCATGGGAGCGGGCGATCTCGCCACGCACTTCGTTGATGCATCGAAAGAGTTCGGATACGTGGATGGAACCAGCGACGTTGCTTTCGTGGCTCTGAAGTTCTACGCCGGAAATGGATACCTTCGGATTCGTCCTGCCACGGCGGGAACGATTCTCACCAGTGCGGCGTTCCCGATTCCGACTTCCGGAAAGCACACCTATCGCATTGAGAACAACTACTCGACGACTGGAGGAACTCCCACAGTCTCTTTGTTCATTGACGATGCGTTCGTGGTTTCGATAGCGGCTACAGTAGCCAGCGGACTTCAGTTTGCGGCCCGTACATGTCACGGAGCGAGCTATGCCGCAGCTACCCATACGCCTCCCGTGTTCGACATCGACACTGTCGTTGTCGCCATCAACCCATAAGGAGATAGATCATGCCTATGCCAATGCCTATGGGCGGTAAGCCTCCAATGGGAAATCCTGCGCCACTTCCGGGTGACGAGGACTCCTCGTATATTGACGACATCATGGGTCAAGACCTTGAAGGCGGAGAAGATGATCTGTTCGGGAAGGAATCTCCTCTCGAATCAGCTCTGATCGACGCCGGATTCCAGGTTTCGCCTGACCAGCTGTCGCAGATTGAATCCATTCTGTCCAAGCCTGCCCCTAAACCGGGTGAGGGTCTTGCCGGGAAACCCCCTGTTGGTGCCGGTCCTGCAAAACCGATGGCTAAGCCCACCGGTGGTGCGGTTCCCGCTGGCATGGGCCCTGGCGATCTCCCCGTTCGCTAGTGGGACTCCTAGAGTGATAAGGCCCTGTCGAACTCTCGATGGGGCTTTTTCGTTTTTTGGTGTATGATGATTCGTGGAGGATGTCATGCCCGGATTTGTTAAGACTCCCAAGGACGAGCGCAAATGGGACAAAGCCAAGGAAGCTGCCGGAAAGAAGGGCAAGGAAACCAATTGGGCTTTGGCGAATTACATCTTCCATAAAGTGAAGAAGTACAAAAGCAAGAAGGAGAAATAATATGCCACAAGGTGCTATTCTGCCGCAAGCACTGGAGGACTTGGTCAAAGGGTATCGGGAAGGAAAACCGATGTTCAATGAATCTCCTTCTGCTGCTCCTACTCCGCTTCCTGAGGAAGAGGAAGATTTTTGGAATCTTCGGAATAAGGAAATCCCAGGCGGACCCGTTCCAAACAGGGACATAAAGGAAAAAATTATCCGTCCCACACACGGCGACGGACGATATATTCCACCGAAAGGACCAGAGGGAGTCGGCACTGCGCGGCCTTCACGGGATACTGCACCCTCTCAACCTCTTCCTCCGGGGTATAAGCTTCCTACCCCCGCCCCGCAGCAACAGCAGGGATTGAAGGACAAGCTCCTGAGAATGCGGGGAGGAAAATAACATGGCTAAAGACACCTTCAATCCTGATTATCTCGGCATTGTGGACGAAACTGACCCAGCTCTTTTCGATATTGAAGAATATCTGAAAGCCATGAAGTCTGGCGGCGTTAAAGGCAGACAGGACGAAGAACCAATCGCAGTGGAAGAGATGCTCAAGGCATTGGGCAGTCTCGAGAAAGAACAAAAGAGAATAAAAGGACAAAGATGGTATGACCCAGAAGGAGAATCCCCAGCAGAGAAAGAGTTTAAATACGCCGACATCCCTACCACTTTCGATGATTCTGAGCCTCGGGGAGAATATCGAGCTCCTCCCGGAGATATTCCGTCCTATGACGAAGAAGGCGCTTCAATCGATGAACTCCTTGAAGAATTCTCTCCGACAAAAGAAGAAAAAACTGGTCCGCTCCGCAAAATTCGTGAAGATGACCTTCCTCCTGAGCCTTCAGCTAAAGTGTCTGAGGTTGCAGTGGCTAAAACACCCTTCCAAAAGAAACAGGGTGGAGCGAAAACTGTTGGAAAAACTGATTCTGTTGCTAAGAAAACTGTAGAACTCAGCGGAGATGTCTTCGGAGAGAAGAAGCCTGAGAAAACTCAGACCAAAAAAGACGAAGATCCGCTTACGGGACTGAATGTTCCATGGGAAATGATGAGAGAAGAGGGAGCGGAAGAGGAAGAACTTCCTTGGCTGCTCGGTTCTCTCGCCACAGGCCCTGTCATGGGGCTTGGAAAAGCTGCAGCGAAAGGAATCGCTGGCAAGCTGGGAAGTAAAGCCGTAAAACCTGCTGTAGAGAAACTCGGAAGTGACCTCGCCGGACCTGCTGTCGAGGAAACCACTTCCGCATTACCAAGACTGGTGGAGAAAATGGCAAGAAGTAAAGTGAAAGAGGACGTAAAACCCGCGATGCAGTACACCCGGGACGTTGGAAACAAGTTCCGTGAGTACGCTAAGAAGGAAGGATTCACTCCGCAGCGGAAACTCCCTTCAAGTCTCGCTGGCCGCATGAAGGCTAACCCTGAAATCGACAGACTCCTTCGCATGGTGCGTGAAGGAAAGCTTCCTGCTGAGAAAGCCCGACAGCTTATCAACCAAATGGAGTAATCCATGGACACCAAAGAACTCGAGGCGATTGTCCGAGACAGATTGCTTGAATATCAAACAGATCCTATCGACAGCACCTACATTCTTCGGTGTCTTAACGAAGCCTATCGCTTTGCGTACAACCATTTCGTAAAAAGCAACGATACCCACTTTGGAGAGATCTACGAACTGCAGATTATCGCTGGACAGTCTGAATATACTCTCCCGGAGAACCTCTGGACGAAGAGAATTGAGCATTTTCAGATTCCTTCTCCTCCAAATGAGTCGCAACAGCCCTGGGGCTGGGTGAAAATACCTAAACACGACTGGAAACAGACGTATCGGTACCAGACCAACAGAATCCGCACGTATTACCCCAATGTGTGGAGCCAGATGAACAACAAGATCTACGTCTATCCACCTTCGCTGGTGAGCTTCACGGCGAAGATGGTTATCAGCCGCAGAATCGCACCTCTGGGGACGTATTGTGGACGGATTACGAATCTTGAGAGCAACGTAATCACTCTGGACGAGCTAGCGGACAGCCGGTTGACCACCTACGCTTCTGATCCGACCATGGCGTTTATCAGCGTGTCGGATCACACGACAGGAGAGCTCAAGGCTCTGTATCCGTACAACTCCGTGAACTCCACAACCAAAAAAATCACCTTGGCTTCAGCTCCGTATGGACGGAAATACGCAGCCTATGTGATTCAGGATCTCACCTGGGTAGCGGCAACGGCTGGGACAGGCGGACAGGCTATCTCGGTGCAGTACACCGACACGGGAGGCGGCGGCTTGGCTGTCTCGGCCTCAGGAAATGCCATCACAGTCAATTTTGGCGGTGCTACTCCCACGGCCAACCAAGTGCGTGCCGCAGCCATTGCCGTACCTGCTGTCGTCGCTCTGGCCTCTCCTGTGGTCACAGGAACCGGAACCACAGTGCAGACCCAGCCAGTCTCCGCTGTCTACCTCGTAGGCGGTACTGGGCACTTCATGGAGTGGGACATCTCAGACCTTCCTGGAACCCAGTGGGGCTCCATCGAGCTCGACGACATCGTTTGCTTTGGCGTGGCCACCGGAGTCTCCATCTTCGGGGAAGCCTTCGACACCTTCCTGACAGACTGGGCTACCCAGAAAGTCAGAGGAGCCCTTAACGAGACAGATCCTGAAGTGGTAAACTCACTGAAGCTCCAGCTTCAAGAGCTCGCAGGTGACCTCGGAGGAAGGGTTACCGGAATTCGAATCAATCGCTCCACGATGAACCAATGGGGAGCAAGACCTTTCAGGAGATAATCCAATGTCGATAAGACCAGATCCCGCGACACTTGTTCCAATCAACAGTTATCGAGGGGTAGATGGATCTGTGTCTCCATTACGTTTGGCTGATGGATTTTGCCAAGAGATGGAGAATGCGGACATCAGCACTGCAGGGGTTATCAAGAAGCGGGGCGGATATGTTACTTGCGGAGGAAGATTTCCAGTAAACGGCATGCCGGTTACTCCAGGATCTCCTACTTATTACTCATTGTATCGAAAAGAATATCCAATAGGTAAGATACCATATTTGACTCGAGCGTATCCTCTGTCATGGTCTGGAGGGCTCCAAGAAATTGTAAAAAATATTGGATACATAGATCTTCCCACGAATTTTGGTGATTACTACTTTTTTGCTGAATTTTGGGCGGATGCCGAGTACCCAGTAACCGAAAATACAATTTTCGTGCATGGAGCGGCCTCAGAAAGTGTTTGTCGTTTTGCTCCGATAAAAATATACGGGAATAAATATGCCATGTTTAGCCGCAATGTGTGGCAAGCATGGAGCGGATTTAATCTTGCCCCAGCCATTACTTGGGCTGCATTCTTGGGATCTCCGTATCAGGATTTTGATACCGGCACGTACAAGACAATAGGCACCCAAGGATTTGTTTGGCCTATGTTCCCTATCGATTTGATCGCTCAAATAGAGAGACTTAGTGCTACTAGCGCAAAAATATACACCTCACTCCCTCTCCCCAAGTACACCCCCATTCGCCTACTTGGTGGTGTGGCTGGAATGATAACAGACGCGATTGGACCACGGCATTACCCTATAGAAAACTGTTGTTACGTTTCGGATACGGATAATCGGACGTATTTTACCATAACTGAAATGTCTGGATTGAGCGCGGCACGTTTAGACACCCGTCCAGATTCTACTTTTTTGTTTAGGTATGCTTTACATAAGAAAGTTGATTCTACGATAGATGGCACACCTTTGGTAGACACCTATATCCTAAACTCAGACAATTCTATAGCTACCCGGACAGCGTATTTGCCCTGGGGTGTGTCCACCTTTGAGTATGGAACTGGAGTGGATATTGGAGATGTCCAAACAGTAGAGGCGTTCACAAACTTGGCTGAAGGTCAGCAAAACATTGCTGCTTTGGTGAACGGACGAGTCTTCAAAGGCCCATCCGAATATGAATTTCTTACCGCACTACGTGTGGATCAACCTCCTGCATTTACTACATATGGGACAGTATCTGCAGTAAATGGAATATTCACGGTGCCATACCCCTCTGCCTCTACTTATTATCGAGTAGGGGATGTTGTCGAGATAAAGAAAATAGATCTTTTGGGGGAGGCTACTTCGATTACGCAATTAGATGTGGCTGGAACGACCGGATCGGAATTGCTGCTGTCATCGGATGGACTTACTTCTCTTTCATATGAATATGGGGAAGTATGGAATTTTACTCGTGAGGATACGCTTATTCCCGGAGCCACGATCGTGACTAATTCTCCCTACGGAGTGGTTTCTCCGTATGATCCTGTTCATGGGGATACCATATTCTTTGGGGGGCTGGGGTCTGGGTATTCCGCGCATGAGCTCTGGTATACGAATGAATTGGTGGCAGAGACTCAGTATAGGCTAGTCTTCAAGAATTCCGTAGTATTCTCCTCTTCTGAATTGGTGTATGTGCAGAAAAGGTGGGGAGAGGTTGTTTTCCCGGTCGAAGCAAATCCCATGCTTCCGTCAGTTGGTTCTCCTGATTTCTCCACCATCACCTCAAATGGCATATCTGCGCGCCCCTCCACAAGTGAAATAGTCTCCAGTGTTTCGTACTCAGGCTCTTCATTTTTCTCCACAAAAGATGACGGTGTCGTGGTGTTCAATGGAACAGAGGTATACTCACTTAGGCTAGAAAGACCCCAAGTAGAAACCATACGTTCTCTTCCAGGAACTAAAGGTAGATTTCCAATTAGAGTAGGAAGTAACGGGGAAAAAATAGGAAAACAAATAGAAGCGTTATTTGTATATTCATACTATGACTCCAACAACAGATTGATGGAATCCGAACCATCGTCAGCGAGTGAAGGGATTTTTTCTCCGAATGCTGCAAGAGATGGCAGTGATTATTCCGAATTGGCGGAATATCGAATTTCTCCTCCCCCCACTCTGTGTGGGCTGGAGACTAGCAGATTAACGATAGATGTTTACGTTAGAGTAGTAGATCCAACTACTTCTTCTGATTTAGACTATGTTCTGTATCGAAGAGTATCTGCAATCATGGGTTCTGCTACTTCGATTATTTTGGGGGACATATCCCCTGAATATCTATCTGGGAATAAACTTATCTATACCCTCTCTGAGGGTAAGTCACACCTGTCCTCCCCTCTGGCTAAGTTCTTAGTTTCAGCAGCCGGAAGACTGGTCGCTCTGAATTGCAGGTCTAAAGACTATTGGAAACTAAAGATACTAAAAGTATTTAATTCAGATAATACTTTTGGCGCGTATACTTCATTTCACTGGCCGTGTAGAGACAGATACGCTGGAGGTGGTGCCTTTGATCCGGTATTCTACACTTTTCCTTTGGGGGTAGTCGAAGTCAATCCCGGAGGAGGATTACCTAAAACCTTTCGTCCAGCTAAAGATAAGACGGAAATCACAGGATACCCGGATTCACTATATCCTGAGTTTACTACTTATTCTTTAGATTACACCAATCTTTGGAACGGAACTACTGGATGCTCAGTAAATGGGGATACGTTGGCCACGTCCCCCCGAGTGAAACTCAAACTTACGTATGGGGACGTTTCAGATCGTTTCAATGTAACCACCACTGTGACTACTGATCAGTCTGTGAAATTCCGATTCGCTGGCAGTGCCACCCCAACGGGTTTGCCAATAGATTTCCTCGGAGACACTTTCAAATCACTTACTAGTCCCCCAGCTAGTCCGACCACCCTTCGTGGTTCTACTCGATGGACGGATGCCTCTCTGGACTCCACCGGCATTCCAATAGCTCTTCGTGACACTACGGCTTTGGAGTTCCCAGAAGCATATGTTTCTGGAGGAAGTTGGACAGACGCACTTTCGAAAAGAGTATTGCAGTCTCAGGTGGACAATGCCGACTATGGAATCGTTATCTCCACGGAAGCTGGAGAAACCAAGATCTATTACTATTACGACGCCACAATTGCCGCCCCGGTTGCTCCGGCACAGCCAAACAGTTACTGCATTATCAATGGCCCCAGCACCCTCGGAAATATCCGAAAAGCCGGAACTACAAAAATACTGTCGTTCGACTCCGATTTGACCTTCATTACTGAAGCGGTAATAACGGGAACTGTGTCCGTAGGCACTCGCACGTACAAATCCATTCGTCTGTTTCCCATTACCTTCACTCTTGATGCTACCGGAGCATATGCGGCCCAGAAGTATGAAGTAGTCGCAGATGAAATCATGGATCTTGGAGCGTTTTCTTACTCCATGACGATCTATGAAAGAGCAGCGCTCACTTCTCCCGTGACGTTTTCAGGATTCACGCTACCATCTACTACCCTGACCGTTTACCATACCACCCTACGCATAGATACTTTGTTTGCTGTAGATGACTATGCCATAGTTGAGTTGTCCGACGGGGATCAGAAGCGAATACCTCAGGGATTTCCAAAACTGATGCCTGGGGCTTTTAGAGTCAAATCTGTTGGAAATACTGGAGGAGGAAGCCCCTACTATATCACTATAGATGTGCCGTATTCCCCTGAATTTCGATCCGCTACCACTGCGACAACCTCCATTGAACTGGATGAGTATAGTTACATCGTCAACGCCAAAAAAATAATTTATTTGACTTCTGGAAACATAAGGGTATACGTCGGTACCGGAGCCCAACCCTATCAGAGCTTGACTCGGTCACTCACCGTGGGTAATGCCGCTCAAGCCTATGCGTCTTTTCTGCTGCTGCGGGGAGCGGATTTCACTTCTGCAGATGTCGGACTATCTGGCTATTACTGGAGAGTCGGTGGAGATTCTTCAGGATACGCCACCCTTCGAACCAATCTTACCGCTATTGATTATTCTAAAATTACCGGGATTAGATACTCCAGTTTCACAAATGTATCTACGTCTTCCACCTATGGAATTCCTGTTCCCTGCCCTATTTCTCTGGGATTGGCTGACTCTCTGTTGGACCTCGCACTACCTATATTTTCCAAAACCCCATTATTGGTAGATGTGGGGCTAGTTCAGGTAGGGAAAAGAATCACTGGAGCAATAAATTCCCTATATAACCATTTCTTCTATGCATATAATGATAGTTATCCGGCGGGATTGATGGAGGCAGAGCCGAATGAAATTATAATTTCTGCCAATACTTCAGTATTAAACTATATTACAGACATATATACTGGATACAGCCAATATAACCCATTTCGATGGACTCAGTATGATTTCTGGTATTCCGCGGCGTTTGTTTCATTGGCCACGGATGCGTTTTATCAGTCAACTCAATTTGTAAATGACGGCACTGGCACTTACAAAACACGAAAAGTTATATTCGGCAAGCATCATACTAGCTCCTCTACATCTGGAACCTCGATTCTGGATAATTATCCCAATAGAATTCAGTGGACTGATGCTCGTTCGGAAACGGTAATCTCTCCCAATATCCCTATGTTCGGAGAAGGAAATTACTACGACTTAGACACTCAGGATGACTCCGAAATTCTCGGGGCTTCCTCATTCCAGAATACTTTGATTGTCCAAAAGAAGAATTCTCTCTGGCGCGGAACTTTCGACAACTACGGCGATTTGACTTTTCAGCGTATACAGTCTCCTGTGGGAGGATACGGCCACAATAACATGCCATCTACCTTGTCCTATATGTACTTCATCAATCCTGAGGGAGTCTATTACACCGACGGCAATGCTGTGGAACCTGTCCTCAAGCTTAACAAGCTGTTTGAAGACCGGGTGAATAAGAGTCAGTACCTCCTGTCTCGCACAGCCGGATTTGCGGACCAAAAGAACAAGCAGCTCTATGTTGGAACCCCATACGTCAGTAACTATATCACCGACACGGCGGATATTGATGGGCAGTTTAACTACTGCTACAACGATGGCGTCATGGGATGGCAGGTGAATAAAGGATTCGACGCCTACAAGTGGACTTCCATCAACGGAGAGTACTATTTCGCATCGAGCAGAGGACGAGTCTATCGCCTGCGCTCCGAGCCATTCCTGAGCCGGTATCGTGACGGAGAAGAAGCCGTCCCATTCGCCATGCTGACTCGGTATCTCACGGCAGACGAGGGAGTGAACTTCAAGTTCTGGCGCAATGTGTTGTTCCAGTTCGGAACCACCAGCGACTTCACCATGAACGTTAGCTACCAGATAGACTTCAAGAGCACCACGTATCCACTAGAGACGTACCCAATCACTGGGGCCGAAACCGTGGCGGGAGCCAAATGGTACGGAAATGACCGGGTAATGAAAGCCATTCGAGAAACGTTTGGTCAAAGGGTGGCCCAAGTGTCCTTCCTCTTCACCGAGGCGACGATAGACACGGACTGTCCTATTTATTCCGTACAGGTGCAGGGAATGCTGACAAATACCAGACTCGTACCTCAGAAGAACACTAGAGCAGGAGGCGATCGATGAAATTCGAGGCACAACTATTCAAACCCAATGGTGAGCCACCTGAACTGGCCAGATTCTTCCAGCACTACAACCTAGTCTGCAAGTATCTTATTGATTTTAATGCTAATCCCCTGAAACTTGGGGCGGACGTGGCACTGCCTGTCCAGCAAGTGACATTGATCCACAATCAGCCCTCCCAGGTAAACCACCGACAAGGTACTCGGAAAAACGTAGTTTTCTGCGGTAGGGTAGAAATGTTCAACATCTCGGCCTCCACCCAGGATAAAATCACGGTGGTGCCTAAACTATTGACTACTTCACTGGCGACCGAACCGACTGGACGTTTAACCCAGAAAATTTACGTGAAAGATCCGGCACTTTTTCAAGTGGGGGACAAAGTACTCCTTGGATCCAACTTCAGAACCATCGAAAATATCACAGGTAATGAGTTCACGTTGGATGAAAACTTCATGTATGCTAATATCTGGGTAGTGTCTCTGGCTCTTGAGACTGTCACCGCGCTCATCTTCTGAGGTAAACATGGGACTAAGAACTCCTTCGGCATGGCTGCCGCAAGATACTCGAACCCAAATGGCCCAAGGCAATATCTCTGGGCTCACGCCAAAGCAGGAGGATATGTCCTTTGCTCGTAGCCCTTTGGCGTCGCAGCAGCAGAATGAGGTCAAGCCCAAGGAAGAAAAAGGAACCACTGCCGGGGAACGGGCGCAGACAGAACAAGAAGGTCGACAGGAACAACAAACCCAAACCTCGCAGCAAGCTCGACAGCAGCAGCAGGCTTCTCCCGTAAGTATGGCGGTGGAGAACGTAGCAAGTAAACTGTCCAACTTCTCTTACACCCTGCGTGGATATGTGAACCAATTCCTCCAGGGAGGTGCGTCAGCTGTTGGGCTGGGGCAAGCCAAAGAGCAGTACAAATATGACCCGGACTCAAAAAAATACGTGCTGTCCATTTCCGAACAGCAAGCAGACATCGAACCTGTTCTCCAAGAAAAGATGCGCCAGCAGGAGAAACTTAAACAGAGTTTAAGTCCCTTCGCTCAGCAGGTCGGAGAGAAGCTCGTAGGAAAACAGTTTGGGCAAGTCCTGGAAGAGCAGTTCGGAGAAGACCCACAGATCTCCTCTCTCCTTCAGACGGTGACCGCTCTTCAAGATTTAGAAGCACGAGGACTTTCAGGTTCCCCGGAAGCAAAAGCTCTCGAAGCGCAGATCCGAGAACAGGATCAGTTCGGAATGGTTTCAAGTCTCCGAGAGGCGATGCAGTCGTACAACAAACTCATGGGAGTCGATCCCGCCGGAGAAGAAACCAAGTGGTATGGGGATCAAGCCGACACAGGATACTCCGCACTGGACATCGCCCAGTTGAGTTCGGATACTCTCCGCACGGAGATTGAAAAAGCCCGAGAGTTCAGCTCCGGATTATTCGGAGGAGACTTCGAAGAGAACCTCAAGAAGAAATATGACACGGAATCCGCAGAAGGACAGGCGGCAGCGAGGAGAAAAGAGGCGGTACACTCCGAACTCATGTCCGGATTCCAGAGCTATATGGATGAAGCGGCGGGAGGATTTCAGTCCGCTAGAGACACCATTGACACCGCATTCAAAGGAGCGGCTGAAGCAGTAAAAGCAGAGCTTGCATTGGACGACAGTGCGGGTGGTGTTGCCGCTATGAAATGGTTTGAGAGCTTCCAGGAGGGGGGAGATTTTACCTCCATCCTGTATAACGCCATGAACGATCCCAACAGCGGACTTGGGGTAGAACAGCGACAGGCCATAGCAGACTACATTGGTAAGGCCGGGAGTGGCTCCAAAGAAGGCCAGCTGTATACTTGGATTAACTCTCTGGGCACCACGGGAAAGATTCCGATTAACATCCAAGGAGAAGACGGATTCGAGAAAACTCAGTTCGTCGAGCCCTCGGTCGAAGATAAGCTGCAGATCAATGCTCTCATGAAAGATAAAACTCTGTCTCCGGAAGAGAAGACGGAGAAGATGCACGAACTGATCCGAGGCATCGGAGTGGATACTGCGACCAGCATTGGGTCCACGATAGACACAGCCATGGAAACTGCAAATCGCACGGGTAGCTTGGCTGCGGGTGTGGTGGCTCTGAACCGTGGAATCGTAGAGAGTCTTAAGACATTCGCCCAGAGTAAGACGGAAGACTTTGTCCGCCAGTCGCTGCAGATAGACGACAAAACATGGAATGCATTGGACGCCGACGCCAAATCTAGCCTTATTTCCCGTACGCTCACCAACATGACTCCAGAACAGAAGGAGCAGTTGGTAAGTATTTTTCACGAGAAACAGAATCAGGAAATAACCAAAAAAGACACCTATATCAATCAGTGGAGATCGTCGCTGAAGGGAAGACTCGCGGAGATTGATGGAGATCCGGAGAAAGGCATTCCCGGAGTTCTGGCGAACGTACAGCAGCAGATTGACGATTTAGGTGCGCAGAAGAACGGAATCTACACCAAGTTCGCCAGCAAAGTGCAAGACGTTCTGCGCCGAGATGTGTCCCGATTTAACGCCATCTTTCAGCAGGTGGGGAATAACCCTTGGATACAGGCAAACGTCCCAGGCCCAGAAAGAGCTAAGCTGGCAGAATTGATTGAATGGCAGGAGAAACTCAGCCGACTGAATTCTATGGATCCGTTGTTGGTGTCTAGACTTACTGGAGGAGCTTACTCTCAGATAGACCCGGTAGATTTAGCTGTCTCCGGAGCCAAGAGCAAAGATTTCACCGCAATGAATAGGCTCTACGACGCATACACCAAATCCGTAAATGCTCCAGGTACCTTGGACAAAATGCCTTCTGTGATTACGGATCACATCAATAATCTCTATTCCCAATACAAGTCCGATCCAAACGGCATTCCCCCCGGGATGCTTACAGTTATGAACGTACTTGGGGAATACGAGAACACCGACGGGGTTCTCCGGCAGAACCTGCAGCAGGTGCAGGAAGCTCGAGACAAGATCACAAATCCTGAAACTGGGTATCTTGCGCAGGTCGACGAACTCAGCAAGTCAGCTGACTTCCCCTCTTTCACTCCGGATCAGATCCTCGGATTCAGTATGGGTGTGGCGAAGGGAGTGGAAACCGGGGTCGACTGGATTACCGGAGACAAACAACCCCCCTCTATCAAGGATATTGATTGGGGCAAGCTTGGTGGAGAGATTGAGGACATCATCACCAATTGGGCGGGATACGGTCCGGATGCAATCAAAGATGCTCTCGCGGACAAACTCGGATTCCCGGCGGATTCAATCTCACTCAAAGGCGGTGTTCCCCATATTCAGATGTCTAATGGAGAGTATATCCCGTTCTCTGATGCGCTTATTACGAAGCTCAGCTCAGCAACAACAGAAAATCTCACTCCGATGGTTGCAGCATTGCCTGGAGAATACGCGGGGCCTGACATCGCAGCTCGTGGGGATATGCTTACTGGGGCCATGGCGAAGGTTCCGGCAATGCCGGTTCCAGAAGAAAAGAAGCCGGGAGAAAAAGGCACCGTGGTGGGAGCTCCCACCTTTATCACTCAGCCTCAAGGAAAGGATCCTTCGTTTATCACTCAGCCTCAAGGAAAGGATCCTTCGTTTATCACTCAGCCTCAAGGAAAGGATCCTTCGTTTATCACTCAGCCTCAGGGCGTAGGTCCGTCTTTCATCACCCAGCCCCAGTACGGTACGGTTGGGGCTACCCCCACTGCGCAACCTACTTCCAAAGCTCTTCCGAAAAACGTTCAAACAAGTATTGGAAAAGTATATGGGGCACTCGGAATAGGTCAAGGAATGCTTGCGGCAAGTACCTTTTACCAGCAGAATGGGCGCTGGCCTACTGAGGCGGAGCTTAAGACTTTGAAAAATCCCCCCAAGAAGGGTACTCGTGCGGCTCCCCCAGTTGAGGTGGATGCTCAGCCCAAGAAAGAATCAAAGAAAAAGACCCCCAAAAAGAAGACTTCTACCCCCACTCAAAAACCCTCAAATGTAACTCAACCTTCCGGAGTGTCCTCCGGGCCACAGGGGTCTGGTGGCGGCGCAGGATATAGGAGATAGCATGCCCGCATTTACTCAAGACGTCTTCGACGCCACAAAAGAAAAGCCCATTACTGGGGAGTACGAAAAGTACAACGAACTTTTGCAGAAGCGAGCGAAGGCAGCGCAAGAACAGTACGGTGGCTGGGGCACATACAAAGCTACCCCGCAGATGTCTGACGTCGATAGGCTCAGAGCCGAAAGGGAATACAAGGGCACAGAATACGGACGTCGGCAACAAGCAGCTCAACAGAAGTTCGGACTGGCTCAGTCCATTGAGACATCTCGAGGAGGCATTGCCGACCGTGTCCGTGCTGCGCTCACCGGAAGAGAAGGACTCAAGCAGGACGTATGGGATCAGCAGAAGCGGATGGAACAGGAGTCTGGACTGGCTCAGCAGGAACAGGCCCTCCAGTTCCGCACCCAAATGGGCAAGATGAACTTCGCCTCGTTCCAGACAGCGGCTGAGAGAATCGACGCTATGCAACAGGCTTACGCTAAGGGCACTCTCAACTTCCAGATGCTGGACGCCGCACGAAACAATATGCTCACTATGGTAGACATCGACAAGTACTTTGCCATCCTGAAAAACAATTTCGCAAACGCTTTGGAAGACCTTAAAACAGAGGGCCAAGTCAAGCTAGATGCGGCTAAGTCGTTGTTCGAAGCAGATAGCAGAAATACCGGAAGCATCATCAGTGGACTGTTTGACATTGCTTCGGTTGCTATGAAATCGTATGCCAGTAAGGGGTCTTAATTATGAACCGACTAGCTCTTTTGTTGAACAAAATGCGTGATGCCAATTGGGTTACCCGTCCGTCGGAAGACGCAGAAGGGCAAGAATCCGTTGGGCCGCAAACGGACATCGTGAAATCAGAGGTTTCGCCTGGGGGTATGGGTGCCGAAGCGACGGGACAGTCTCCTCAACCTACCAAACCTATCAATCCCCAGGCTCTTACTTCAGTGGCTGACACCATTCAGGCGTCAGAACCGGAACAGTCTTACACTGCTCCGAAGATTGGGGAAACCCCTATGTCCAAGAAAAGAGACAAACTGGCGACTATGGGAAAACTCCAGACAATGAAGTATCCTGAACTGGCTCCGAAGAAGACACTGGCAGGAGGGGGATATGGCTCTGGAATTTTCTGATTTCGATCTTCCCCCGGAAGAGCGGGTCAAGCTCCGAGAAAAAGCATACGAATCCTTTGCCAATATCGCACAACCTGCGTATCAGGAGCAGATAGCCCGGGAGCGGGGACAGCTGGCAGAGGACGTATATCGTCAAGCGGCTCAGGCTGCGGCACAGGGACAGCAAGCTAAAATCGGCGGACTTCTCGGACAGGTGGCACAGACCACGGCGTCCATGCTTCCTGGGCAGCAGCAGAAAGCCGACGAGATGGCGATGCAGGGAGCGCAGATGAAGGAGGATATTACCACCTCCCGTCAGACTGCCGCCATCAATCGCTACGTGCAGAACACGGAAGACATGAAGACCAACACGGCTCGACAGCTTGCGAACCAAGCCTTTCAGATGGGCATGGACTCCAAGCGGTTGGCGTTGGCACAGAATGCATACCTTGCCGACGAAGGCCTTCGACGCATGTACGATGACCTTCAGGCGGGAAGAGCAACTCAATACGAGGTGCAAGCTCTCACCAATAAACTTCAGCTCGAGGCAGAGAAGGCTAATTATGCCCTCAAGCAAGAAGAGGCCAAACTGCGTGGAGAGATTGATACTCTGTTGGGTCAGATGAATCTCGATGCTGCCAAGGTTCGTTACGAAAAACTGTTGTCTCTTCAGAAAGACGCTCTACAGAAACAGGCAAAAGCCAATGCCACTGGATCTATTTTGGCTGGAGTATTCCAGATAGCAGCAACAGCAGTAGGCACGTATTTCGGAGGTCCGGCTGGCGGTGCTGCGGCGAATGTGGCAGCTAAAGCAGTTACAGATAAAGCGCAGGAAGGGAACCAATAATGGCTGAAGGACAACCCAACATCTATGACGAAGTCATCGGCAGACTCACCGGCACCGGGTCCACTTACGGGTATACCCCGGCAGCGCGGGAAATGGACATGCGGTTACTGGAGGCCCGTCTGAAAGACCCCAATGTTCCGCTTGCTGAGAAAGCCCAGCTCCGAGCCATTTTAGGATCTGCTAAAAGAGAGTTAGAGGCAGGGAAAATGGCGGCTCCTCCCCCGGGTGCGCCTACTCCCAAGCCTCCTCCGGCCACTCCTGCTCCCACCCCAAAGCCAGCGAGTACGATTCCTCCGGAGTTTGCTCCTCCTCCAGCTATCCCTGCACCAAAGCCAGCTCCTGCGGCCAGGGTACGCCAAGCATTGGCTCCTAAACCGACCCCTAAACCGACGCCAATTCCGGCTCCAGAGGAAGAAGTTGCCAAGGCTCCGGCTATTCCGGATCAGATGCCTCCAGACCCTTTTGAGAAACTTAAAAAACAGGAAGCCCCCGCCGAAAAAGGGACGTGGGTATCCGATCTCAAAGGAAAGTTGGGTGCGACGATACCTTCTATGGAAGGCTCCGCTCCTGCAGCTCCTGCGGCTGTTCCTACTGCGACTCCTCCCCCTCAAGATGATTTCTTGGGGAATTTCCTCGGTAGGATGAAGGGTGAAACCCTTTACCCGAGTCTCAAGCCCGGGCCCAACGGATCGTTCTATGCCAGCGAGCCGAAGTACGGAGCAAAGCAGGAAAAGAAGACCACCGAATCCGAATTCGTGTCTCCCCCCAAGCTGCAGAGCAGCGTCGAGGGCTCGATGTCCGCCCAGGAAACGGCGGCAGAGAACTACCGCAAAGCCATCGCTGCTTACTACGGCACCGAAGGAGAGCCCGGAAAGGAATCTCCTTACGCTTCCGACCTCGCCGCCAAGGAGAAATCCCGCAAGGAGGCTTACGACCAATTCCTGTCCCGCATGGACGGGGCGCAGAAAGCGGAGATGTGGGACAAAATCATCGGGGCTCTGGGCAAGATCACCGCAGGTACTGTGGGGCTCAAAGGACTCAGCGGAGTTCCTGGGCTCCCCAAGATTCCTGCTGGGCTGAACGTCGCCGGAGCGTACCAGTACACTCCGTCGGTCGACCGTGGGCAGCTCGAGGCGTCCGCTGCCAAGTTGCGTGAGGCGCAGGAAGGCCGGGCGGATGAGGTATTCCAGATGGCGAAGAGCAAGCGACTGGAACCCCAGCAAGCGGCGTTCTTGGCTTCGCTCCCGCCCGAGCAGCAGATGAAGTTCTGGGACATGTACGGCAAGTATGCCGGAGGAAAGACTCGTGCCACGGAAACAGGTACCGGAGAAGAGTTCGGAGTGGGCGGAAGAGTTATCACGCCTTCTCAGTACTATCCTAGTGCCAAGTCGAGCAAGAAAGAGGGCGAGGACGTAAAATTCATTCAGGGGAAGATAGACGAGGATAAATTCCAAACTGATGTGAATGCTATCCGCACAAATCACACTAAAGTGTCTACCAACTTTCCGCCAAATGCTGCTGGATTGAATGATGCTCAGTATATCAAACAAAGAAGTGGGCTAGGGGCGGATGCAAAGCAGCCCAGCGTACTTCCAAGACAATTCATAGAAGGCTTGCTTAAGCACTACAAGGCCACGGCTAAGACTCCTGCAGATGCTTATAGGGCTACAGATGAAGCAATTCTTAGGATATTGACTGTCACTAATATGAGCCCTGAATCAGAAGAATATGATGCTTGGTATGGAGCGGTAGAAGCAGAAGAAAAGAAAGCTGGAGGGGTCCAGAGCGGGTTACGGGGATTGGTTCCGACTCATCGTGAGCAACACGGAGGTCGATTCGTTCCTCAGTTCGATCCAAACTCCAATCCCAATAGCTGGAGAAACCAAAACAAAAACAGCAAACAGCCGCAGACCAAATAGGATCCCACAATGGCAGATTATCTGGACGAAGAAAAGCCGATTGGGTACCAGTATCCGGAAGAACTTGAATCCGCTATTGGGCCTATCACGCCGATTGAAACGAAAGAAGAACGAGAAGCACGGCTCGCAGCCAAGCGAAGCCAGACAGCGCATTTCGTTCCCATCTCTCCTGAGTCTGCCACCAAGATTAAACAGTACTGGGACGAAAAAGGAGGGGATGGATATTTCAATCGTCCCACCACCTATCTCGAAGAGAAATTCCAAGGGCTGGTTGGGAAGATGTTCAACAAGGACTATGCTCCTCCAGTAATCCCCAAGAAACTTGATGAGTGGATGGACACCTCGGGGGATACTCCTCGGGTGGACTATCAGGCTTTACGGCTTGTCGGAATTCCTCCAGAGATTAAGCACGGTGCAATGGCGGACGTAGCGCAGAACGTCTACGGCGTGGCGAAGAAAATTGCGCTGTCCGGAAATGACATCAAAGAGAAGCCTGACGACACCTTTCCTATTCGCCTGGGCAAAACTTTGACTCAGACAGTGGATCAATTCGCAGGGGTTTTCGGTTCGTCGGTGTATGAGCACCTAAAATCCGGTGGGCGGTTTGACGATATTTACCTTCCTTCGGTTCTCGATGACGAAGAGCGCACAGAGATTCAGAATGCCTTGAGTGCAGGAAAACCTGGAGCCATCCTTCGGGGAGGTATCACGGTTTCGCTGCGCCCGTTCCAAGGAGCCCAGCAAGCCAACATCTCTGACGTCTACGATCATGTGGCGAAGGAGAAAATCAAATTCGTCTGGGATCAAATCAACGACGCCACGGACACGGCTCTCACCAAAGACGCAGCTCTTGTTGCCAACTTCATTCCCGTACTCGGGTACTTGAAGTGGCTCGGTAAAGCCGGTGAAGCTTCGAAAGCAGTTAAAGCAGTCTCGGCGGTGGCCAACCCGCTCACTGCCGCCACCCAAGCTCTGAAGGGCGGAAAGTCTTTGGGACTTCCAGCTCTCGTGGGACTTAGTGCAGCTGAAGCCGCATTGATGCAGCGTCGGCACCTATCAGAGTCTGCTCAGCAGGAAGAGCTGGCTGGGCGAGGACTCTCTGCGGTATTTGGGGGAGGACTCACCGGAGCCTTGGGTGCGGTAGGTGTCGCCCTCAACAAAGGCAGCAAAGCAATCGCAGCTCGCCGAGCCGAGACACAGAACCGGGCAGCTCAAGAAGTCGGAAAGCTGGTGGCCGAACTCCCTCCAGAGCAGGTACACAATATCGCCATGGGTCTGGAGGATTTCCCAGAGCCAAAGGTGGACTTCCCGGCGCAGCAGAAGGCTGAAGGATTTGCCGTTCCTGCAAGACCCGTGGTTCCGGTGGCCGCTGATCCGCAGTATGTGAAAGAAGTCAAAGCCGGGCTTATCGTCCATGCTTTAGATAAGGAAAAGCAACTCTCGGCTGACCCTCGAATCATTCAGCAAGTATTCACCAGTCTCCCACATAATAAGAAGCTGCAGGATCTTGCCACCATACGTCGGCAGCAAGCATACGGTGAAAATCCACAGCAAGCCAAGATGCGGCTGGCTCTTCTCAACGTCCTGAACCAAACCGAAGACAGTGTGGCAGAGGGACAGACGCTGATTAAAAAGGCGATGGATAAGCAACTGGAGCTTCCTCCGGCACATCAAGAAAGCATTCAGTCCAATGTGAATGATCTCGATGCCATCTCCGACCTTCTCGATGACAATACGTTCGCCAAGATCACTGCAGGAACCGACCAAGAATTCTTGGCTGCGGTCAGAGCTGTGGCTCCGAACAGAGCCAAAGCGGTTGAGTTGCAGTTGGGACGCATTTCCGATGCTGACCTGATGCAGCGAGAGTTCGTGGACATCTTCCGGGCTCTTCCTCCCGACAAGGTTACAGACGTAGCAGCTCCCAGGAACTCTGTCTCCCATCGCTTCTTGGATTCGATACATAACTGGTGGGATAAACGGGTGAAATCCCAAGAAGACATCGATGCTGTGCTGGACAAATCCAACAAGCTCGGCATCTCCGTGGAAAACCAGAAAGTCTCCTCGGTTCAGCAGCTCGATTCCGTCATCACCAAGATACAGAAGCAGACTCCAGTGACCGGAGAAGGTGCCGACATCGGCCACTCCACCATGCTTGATTCTCTTGCTTCTCTCCGGGACGATATGGAAGCTGCCGCCCGGAACGGAACCACCATCGACCCGCTCCACTCCACCATCCTCGCCAAGGATGCCAAAAACTTCATGGACGCCGGCGAGCTCGAGGCGATTCAGACGAACATTACCAAGTTCAACGAGCTGCAGGAGCAGCGGCTGCTGGTACATGACCAAGCGGCACAGATTCTTGTGGACAAGGTTTACATGAATCGAATGAAGATGGGACAGAAGAAGGATAAGATTTCGACAACGGACGTAATCCTGCAGCGGCTTACGTCAGGAAAATCCGCAGACGAAATCTACGAAGGTCTGAACCAATACTTCACCAAGTATGCCCGGGATATGAAGATCGATCCGGCGAACCTTCGTGACGTCACGGGAGACTTCAAAATCGTTGCCGACTCCATGGCAGGAGGAAGCTCCATTCCCGATGCCGTGATCAATCGCTTCATCGTCAATTCCGGCAGGTTCATTGAATCCGTCCGTCCTTCCAGCTCGGGTCGCTTGCGCCGATTCGGAAGAGCTCTGGAGCAATACAACCGTGAGGCTCACTGGCTCGACACCGTATCCGACATGATTGAGTTGGGATATGACGACCCGGTAAAATTTGCAGCGCAAATTGTCCCCCGCCTCGGCCACATCGCAGAACATGCCAGGAGCTCAAGTCTGCTCCGCAGGTTCGAGCTGCTTAAGGCTGCAGGGCACGATATTTACATGAAGGCCATGCGGGAAATCGATCTCCCCGAAACCGCAAAGAGCCAGATGTACGAAGCCCAGGCTGGTGGACTCACTGCCAAACTCAGGCTGGCGATGAATCCCAACTTTGTATTCCGCACGGAATCCCACATCCAGAACGTCTTCAAGGCGACGAAGGAATGGGACATAGCTCTGTTCAAGGCCATGAACGATGCGTTGGCGGAAGCGGGGATTACTCCGAACAAAGAATTCCTCCTTGGTCACTTCCTCACACCTCACAACAATTTCGATAAGAGCGGATACCTGCTGAAACTTGGCATCGACGCTATCGGAGCAGAGAAGTGGGCGAAGATATGGAACCGGAGAAAGAATTTCTCCAATAGTAAATTCAGTGCCATTGCCAATTTCGTGTCCAATACGGAATACATAATGGGCACGTTGAATGAAGAGCTCGGACGTGGACTGCTCCACGAGGAGCAAGCCTTCGCCGGAGGAATCAAGACCGCAACAGAGTCCATTTCCAACAATTTCAAAGTGGAATTCTCACTGCTGCTACAAAAGCTCACCAGAGAATGGGCGGAACCTGAATTCAAATATGGATTCAATAAGCTGCAGGGCTCAAAGGGAATCTTGGCGGTTAACGGATTCTTCTACGGGTTCGATAACAACACCAGAAAGATGATCAACACCCCACTTGGGGAGTGGCATCGTCACGCCTTCATTAGAAACAATGCGTACACAGCCCAGCAGATTCAGCGTGGAGACAAAGTCGGCTTCATTAGGGACACTCAGAAGTTCCTGCGAAACTTCAAGGAGTACATGGACGACGATGCTCTTCGCAAGCAGACCGCCAGTGCATTGTGGGATTACTTCTACGATGCTGGTGGAGGACCAAATAATCGAACGGTTATGTTGGATGCCCAAGCCTGGAAGAGCATCTGGGAATATATCCAATTTCAATCGGTCACACTAAACAAAGCATATACTCTGGCGGCAGAGGCGGTGGCCAACAACAATGAAAAGATGAAAAGCCTCGGGTACAACATCGCCATGCCCGACTGGAGGCAGTACTACGTGTACGAGCCCTCCAAGAACCGCTATGACTTGCACGAGTTCACCGACCGGCTGTTCCGGGATATGGACACCACCCGGTGGTTCGGCTCCTCCATGCGAGGACAGCTCGAGAAGGCGGAAAGAATAGTTCTCGACGGTCCTTCGTATGAGAACCTCGCTCACCCGGCTCAGATTATCTACGACTACGTCCACCACAATCTCATGTCCGCTCACACTATTCACTCAAGGACTCACCTTGAGAATTTCGGAATGCTTATCCGGGATCAGGGGTACATAAATCTCTCTGATTGGGTGATGGATTTGGCTCAAAATAAGCTCCGAGGATCTGGCAAAAATGAGATGTTCGACGGAAGGACGATAGCAGAGCAGTTGGAAAACTGGCTCGTTACCAAGAGGTTGACTCGAGCGGTAACTCTTCTTGCCCAACCAGCGGCGGTGGTGTTGGGAGTTACTAGAATAGCCAACGCTCTTAACTCTCCTAAAAGCATTATCAAGAACATCGTCCAAGCCTCACTTGAATCTTGGATAGTCCGTGGTCCTGTCAAAGGCCTGAAGACTTCCATGGGTACCGTATACAACACGGTGAAAAACTATTTCTGGCAGCTCAACAGACCTCTGCCGAATAAGCCATTGCCGTTTGAATCCCTTCGCCGTGAAGTGCTCGAGGCGGATGCTCGAGGAGAATTCATTTCTGGAAGAGACATCTCTCCTGGAACTGCTGAAGCTATTTATACGGCAAAAAGAGGGCTCAGCGATAACTATGACCGAGCCCGGTTGTATTCCGTACAGCTTATGACATCCACTGTTGGTGAGGTTCCTATTCCTAGAAGAAAGGGTGGTTTGACCCGATTAGCTCTGGGAGCCCGTCTTGCCGAAGATGCAATGGAAGACTGGGTGCGCAAGGCAATGAAAGAGCGGGGGGAAACCTCTATCTCCATGGCTCATCTTCAGCTAGGTGGACGTATTCACGACGCAGCTTTGGTTCACCTTTACCGGGATGGAACCCAAAAAGCGTATGAGTATCTGATGAAAGAGATGCCCTCCATGCGAAAGAACTTGGTGTGGGGCTTCGTGACCGAGATGGAGCGGGGGTTAAAGCAGGGGAATCCCAATTTCGTCACCCTTGATTTCCTCTACACGTTCCATGCTCTGCAGAACGGTCGGTTCTCTCCGACAGCTGCACCTCAGTTGGTGCGTTCTCCCTATATCCGCTCGACGCTCCCGCAGCTCTTCATGTTCGCAAACGCCAAGGCTCTGCGTCCATTCCGGTATCTGGATCTCATCCGCAATATCCGGGGCAACGTGTGGGAGAAGTCCACTTCCTTTATGTTCAAGACGAGAGGTATGCCTTCTCAGATGCAGAAGAGAATGTATCTCACTCTGATTCCTGGGCTGGGCATTCCGACAGCCTTATTCTCATGGCAGTTTGGCTTGGGGTCCATGGTTCCCGAAAGCGTTGCAGATAAGATGAGAGAGAACACGGAGCCTGGAAGCTTTCTTCGAAGGTGGGTTGAAGGCTCCGGTTATCCTCTCACTGAATGGGGTCCGCTCCCCGGATTCTTTGCTGACACTCGCTCAAAAACTGTTCCGGTAGGCATGACTGCGGCTTTGCAAAACGTGGCCATGAACTATAAGAAGGTGGGAGAAGCCGTGCAGTCAGCATGGTATCACACTATGCGCTCCTTCGGTGAAGTGAATGATGCCTGGGAAGACTACCTGCAGGGTGTGCCCGGGGTAAACACAAAGTTGGAGCGTCTTGTCTCCAAGCGCAGAGCCATAATGGAGATAGAAGACGTCAATGTCCGTGAGGCCGAAGAGGAGAAGATAAATACGGAGATGTTGGAACTGCAAAAGCACTTCGAAGACACCGTTCTTCCCAAAGCTTTGGACTACATATTCGCCAACGTACCTGCTTTGGATTTCGTTGACTCCGTTGGAAAGCCGTTGTCCTTCCTGAAAGTGATCAACACTCCGTTCTATCGTGCTCACCTGGAGCGCGAAGCCTTGGCAAATGATCGACTCGAGGCAGACGAAACAGCGTTCTTTGCTCTCAACAACGCCGCCATCGGCGGATACACCGGAAACTGGTCCGCTGCCGCCGCCATGCTCGGACTCAAGGGCGAGCTCGGAAGGATTGCAGATGCTAATGCAGAGGAAACCAAGAAACGCCTCATGCAGGAATATGAATGGCTGGGCGAGTCCCCTGAATCCGCCGAGGTGTTCGCCAATCTGACCTTTAAACTCGCCAACTGGATGGACGAGGAAGACCTCATAACCATGTACGGGCACCAGACCTACGGAGAGAAGGTCAAATACCAAGACGTCATCGACAGATTCCTCAAGGCTCAGAAGGATTACGTCCGCCCGGAGAAGATGGACAAGCAGCAGGAGCTGTCGGACGTCGAAGCGTTAATGTTGAAAGATACGGCCAGGGAAAGATTCCGAAGACAGATTCTGAACCGGCTTAAAGCGTCTGAGAAATAATCTTCTCTTTCGCTTTGAGCACCCGGGCTATCTTGGTGTCCACACCCTCTCGGACAATGTCCACCACATGGCAGGTATGCTTCTGGCCTATTCTGCGAATCCTTCCCACAGCCTGTGCATTCATGGCAGGAATCCATGATAAGTCATTCCGCACCACAGTGTGCGAAGCCGTAAGCGTCAGTCCGGTACCCATCGCTCCGATAGTGCCTACTAGGAAGGGATATTTGCCCTGCTGGAAGTAGTTCACGAACCTGTCCCTGTCCGACATGGTTGTGGCTCCGTGGATCAACAGCGGAGTCCCAAGCCCATCGGCGAGATCCTTCGCTGGCTGCACGTGGTCGGTGAAGATAACCAGCGGACCTTGGTCATTGCTGACTAAATGCTGGCAGTATTCCAGCGTGAACGGCACCTTGTTCTCAGCCGACTCGAGCTTGGCGGACGAGATATGCCCAGGAACAGAGTTGAATTGCTCCATGGTTTCCCATCCGGATTCCAGCTCCTTGTCGCAGAGGAGCAGGGGGCTGACTTCGGCCTCCACATCCTCGTAGATCACTTCCGGGATGTCGGCGAGCTCGGACAACCGATGCCGGAAATAGATACCCGACAACCAGTTCTTCAGCTCCGGCAGATTCCTCATTCCCTCAAACTGGGTGATGACTCTTCCGCCGAACCGCTTCTCCACCTTGTTGCTGAACGTGGTGTTGAAAATCCACTGATTCGGAAACGCCTTCTTGAATCCCCGAGGAGCTCCGTACTCGATAAGCAGGAGCAGAGAATACAACTCCGGGATCCGGTTCCTCATCGGGGTTCCCGACATCAGAATCAGCTTCTTCGGCTTGAAATCCTTCACATACGAATGCAGAGCCATTGTCCGTCGGGCTTTGATGTTGCAAAAGAGGTGGCATTCATCGACCGCCAGGGCGTCAAGATTATGGAACAGCGAAGCATCCTTGTGAACCTGATCCGCTGAGATAATCGTGATGTTTCCCTTCTCAGGATAGATACGGGATTCCTTGCCGGTGAACTTCTTTATCTCCGCTCTCCAGTTTCGACACAGGAAAGCGGGACACACCACCAACGACTTCGTGGTATTTTCCAGCATGGCCATAGCCGGAAGGGTTTTACCTGTTCCGGCTTCTGAGCCATTCAAACAATAGGGGTGGTCTTGATAATGCTGGATAGACTTCTTCTGGTGCTCAAACAGTACTACTTCCGGTAACATTGTTGTAGTTCAACCCCGCACAACGTTCGTTCTTCGTTCCATGGTGAGTCTGTCGTACTGCCCGTCGGTATTCGTGTGGAGAGAAATATCTCCAAACTTCACTGTCCACTGTGCTATGGAATCTTTCGCCACCTTTCGGCAGCGGGTGTCATCCCAGTTGGGAGGAAACCAGAAGTTGAATATCCAGCCCGGATACGTCTTGCGAACCAGGAAATGGGCATCCGGATCCTCGTCTATTCTCTCAATCCGGATCTCTTCCCCGGTTCTGGCCACCACAAGTTTACACCCGAGAACCTCTGGCTCCGGCTCGTCCATCTCGAATTCCTCGACGTCATACCCACTCAGACCGGAGACATATAGCTCCGCTTTCACCTTGTCAGAGAAGCAGCGGACGATATGATAATCGGAGTAGTACCCGGCGGTGACCACATATACCTTAGCCATTTTGCTTCGCCTTAATCGCAGCGTCCCACAGTCCGAGATCCTTCGCCTTGAACGAGCTCGCCACCAACAGAAGAGTTCCAGCACACGGGTTACCGTTGATCATAATGATTTGGGTGCCGTGAATCTTGGCAACAATAGCCTTCGCAAACTCGATTGCCTTGGTGGACGTCTTCCACGAGGGCTCAACCTCATCCAGAACCCTTTGCACCAGGAGAGCGTGTTCCCTGTTGGCCTTGTCGTAATAAACTACCATCTCCTCAACCTTGGCCTCGACCACGGGAGCAGGTTCTGCAGCAACCGGGGCCGGTGCCACTTCTACTGCTCCCGCAGGAGCCTCTTCCACGGCAGGAGCTGGAGGAGCGACCTTCGCCGGGCGTCCACGCTTCTTGGTGGTTTCCACTTCCGTGTTGGGAACAGATGAAGGAGCAGGGGAATCACCAGCGTCAACCGATGACCTCGTGAGAGAAACGACAGTCTCCACAACATGCGGGACTGACGAGTTACCCCCAAGGAACTGCTCCTTCGCCGCCCTCTTCTTCTCTTCTACCCATGCCTCAATGACCGCAGCAGACGGCTTGTTGTTAGGGTCGAATTGAAGAAAGAACTCAAAATCTTCTGTGTAGTACTCTTCGATGTCAACGTCCTTATTTCGTTGACCCTTCGTCAGGTGAAGTCCCAGGCGCACCATGCTGAAATAAATGTCAGTGCCAAATCTCTCTACCTTAGTTTCCATAATTCTGGCCATGTTATTTGTTCTCCATTAAAAGGTCTACAGGGGCTTTTGTTCTGTCGTTAATGTTGCTCAGGGTGAACACTTTCACTGAATCCCTGCACTCAGTAAAGGTCTTCCCGTGGCACCTGCTCCAATACTCGCAGGGGCGATTGTAGTCAATGCACGACTGGCGGTTGCAGATAGCTGTCTCGGACGAGAGAGAATCCATCTCCACCTTCGCTTGCATCAGATCCTCAAACGCCTCGGTGTAATCCAATTCTCCGGCGTTCACCTCAACGTCATACATCTCAGGCGCAGCCCGAAGACTGTATGCGTCGAAGGATTCTCCCGTCTTCGGCACATGCTTCGGCTTCGTCACCACCCGGTATCTCACCCCGGCAAATTTTGCCGTGTCGAGCCCGTACTTAAGAGCCACCTGCCCTGCAAAATTTGCATACAGGTTGAGCTGTGGGTCACGGTGCAGCCGGGCGAAGAGGCTCTGAACCAGCATCCCAGAAGTCTTAAGGTCGCAAATCCACCAGAAGCCGTTGGAGTCCACCAAGATGGCGTCGATATATCCGACGATGTCATCGTTGGAGACTTCCATTTCGAGCCCGATGCACTTGAGCCGGGATACCAAGTGAAGCTTGTAGTAACTCATCAAACAAGCATAGACCTTAAACACGTCCTCCAATTCAAGATTCTGCTCTTTACAGGCAGTATTGAATATGTCCATCGTGAACAAAGACTTCTCATGCTTTGTGAGCTCGCAGACCTTATGGAACGCCGAACCGAACCGCAGCGCAACCGCGTCGTCGGTATAGTCCGGGTCTTTCGGTACATGCAGCTTGTACTTCAGGTATGCCTTCCTGCGGCACTTCCTGAGCATGGACATAGCCGAATACGAAATCTTCTTATCAATCTCTTGCAATATCTCCATCGGGAGACTCCTTACAGCAGAGGATTATCTTCGCCCATTTCCGGTGGAGTCGAAATGGTTTCAAGCTGGGGACGGGAGCCACGGCCAGCTCGAGAAGGATCTCTCTCGATCTTGAACTGGTTGGATTCCTTCCCTGCCATCGGTCCCTTGGTGAGAGTGATGCGCCCGGCGAATGTGATGCGAACGAAGTCTTCCTTGTTGACGGAGTGGGACAAAGCATAGTCCAATTGACCGGCCTTGTTCAGAACGGTAGTCCTGCCATTCTCGTCGATAAAATAGTGCTGTGGGCCGAACTTTCCCGGCTTGGTTTCAATGTACCAGCCCTCGACCAGAATCTCCCCATCTTTACACTCTTTGTACTTGGGGTAATTAAACTTTCCGCCTACTTCCTGAAAACTCATAAACCCTCCAGAAACTGATTGCGTTGTGGGAACTATACCCAAAGACGCTCGTTGTTACTGTCGAAGCCGACTATCGGCTCGACTCAAAAACAATAGAATACTTTGTGTCCGGTGTCAATATCACCCTTTGAAATCCTTAAGGCAATAATTTCCCTCGGCGTATTTTCCCACCGCTCCCAGGGCGGTGGTGTTGGCGTGAAGCCGGAGCGGAGGAGGAGCCAAGTTGGTACCCTCAACCATTGAGCTAATATCAATTGCATTCTCCCAGTCTTCGATGGCATCACCGATGCCGAAGTCCGGGCTGGACGGTACCGGGTCGTGAACATTTCCAACCTTGATGCCTACGCTAATCTTGTCTTTACCCGCCTGAATATCCAGGTGATCCAATACTTCGCTCATGCTTACTCCAATCCTGTTGCTAATGGCCAATCGTTAAACTCTTCTGGGGTCATAAAGTACTTCGCCAGCATTGCGTGAATTCTCTCTCCTCCTTCTTCAACATACTCCTCCCGGCTGTTCCATGTCTTGGCATCCATCCGAATATCCCTGCCGTAGAAGTCCTTGAACGCTCTGTTCATGCACTCCTTGAGCACCTTAATCTGCTCCGGCTTGTCCTCCCGATGGATGACGTACAGAGCATCATGCAGCGGAGCCACCACGTGAATCCCGGCTCGCTGGGCATACCGAACCGCTCTCCGGAGAATTGCTCCTCCCGCACCCTGAATCGGAAAATTGGCGACACTCATCTGGTTTGGGTTATCTGTGAACAACCAAAATCCGTCCCGAGTCTTGAGAGGCTTTCTCTCCGAATAGTCGTCCAGCTGATCCCGGCTCCAGTCCCAGTAGGTGGAGAAGGTTTCCTTGTGGTGACCATAAAGCTCTCGGGCTTGGTCTTCAGTAATGGTCTTGTCTCCGGTATCCGCAATCAGCTTACGGTGTAATTTAGGTGCGCCCATACCGAATTGAAGTCCTAGTACTGTAGCCTTTAACTGTGTACGTAATTGCGGGTGGCTGCTCTTCGTGGCGGTTGCCGGGAGCACTCCCGCCAGCACACCGAAGTTGACGTAGACGTCCGGCTTTCCTCCCGCCGTGGAGGTGTCGTACGCTGCCACCATGTTCTCATCCTGCGATTCACACGCAGCGATAATGAATTCCTCGGAGGAATAGTCCACTGCGGTGTAGCACCACCCAGGCGGCGGCTTGAGGCAGGAGCGAATCCACTTGGCCTGAGCCAACAGAAAGCTTCTTGCTGGTGGTGCGTTTCTTCCCGTCTGAGTTCCATAGGGATTCCAGTACACCCGCAGCCGACCGTCACTCCCGATGCGTTGAAAGATGGATTCCTTCCCTTCGGTGGAAACCATATCCTCCCCGTCCTCTTCGCCAATGATGACTTCCTCGAACCCCGTCTTGCTGGTGTAGGATTTGGTCTGGCTGTCGAAGTTGCGGATGCGGGTCAGCTCTTTCACTTCAGGATAGAGTTCCTCATATTCCTTGAGCACATCCTTGGCGAAGGAGAACTTCCCGGTCTTTGCGCTCTTCGGCCACTCTTTGTCGAGTCCCTTGGCTTTGACGAATTCCTCCTTCTTGGCGTCGGAGTAAACCCACTCGCCCTTCTTGTTCTTCAGGTAGAACGGGAAGAGGGTGTCGCAGAGCATGGTGATCCACTCATCCAGAATGGCCTTCCTCGAGTCGGCGATGCGGCGCAGCCGGGCGGTATTTACCGGCATTCCGGTGCGCTCGATAAGAGCCAATCTTGCCGACCATTCCCCCCGCACCAAAGCGTCGTTGAGATACGTCTGAAACGGCTGTCCCGTGAGAGCCCGTATCTCCTTCTGCAGGATTCGAAACAGGTCGGGAAGGTGAACCACGTCAGAGGCGGCGTACTTGATAATCTCTTCCCTCTCCCACGGGGAATAGTTCCCCCGGAGAATGATGTCCCGCATGTGATTCTTGTGCTGTAAATCCGGCTCGATTCCCAGGAACGCCCAGAGGGTGGATGACAAGTCGATGTTGGTCTTGGCATTGTTGCGCTTCCTCGGGTCGGTCTTCTCGAGGTGAAGCGTCTTCCCCCGGTCGTCCACAATCGGAGGATACGAAGTCTTTTTGTTTCCCTTGGAGTCAACGTACTTGCCGTAAAGTCGCTTGTAGTTTCCGTTCCTCACCTGCTTGGTTTCGGTCAGGAGGTCTACAAACTCCCAGTCGGTAACCTTGAGTCTCTTCTCTTCAGAGCAGAGGCTCATGATGGCACTGGCTTCGGCGATGATATTGTACGACAGGATTACCGCACCCTTCTCCATGAGCTCCTCGAGCATCCGGAAGAGTGCTATCTTCTCATCGTAATTTCCCTGCAGCCATCGGACTTCTTCGAGGATGGTCACTCCATCCTTTCGGACAAGAATAGCGCAGCAGACCACATCCATTGCTGATTCACTACTCTGACGATACTCGAAATCAAGATAAATATAGTACATTGTCTATCCACATGTGCATTTAGAAAAGAAAAGTATAGCTTTATAGATGCAAAATAGTCCGAACCCAAGTATGCCCGTCACCCCGGCTAGGTACAAAGTAATGATAGCAGGAAAAATAACTTTGTCTATCCACTCTTCCCGTCCGATCATTTATTTCTTCTCCTTCTTAATCTCATCCAGTATCAATAGTGCGGCCAAAACCGCTGCGCCTAGAACGATTCCCACCCCACAGATTGCAAGGTGATGATTCGAGAAAAGCTCATTCATCGCTCTTCTCCTCGAGCTTCCCAAACAAGGCATCCAGAGCGAAATAGCACCCCATAGCCAATTCCAATTCTCTCTGCGCATCCACGAGTGACAGTTCTTCCTTCAGATATTTAACCGTTGGGGTGTCCTTAAGAGCGTCTATTGCTTCGGCTATCTCTTTAGCATTGCTCATCGCTCTTCCTCCTCCTCGCTGTCTTCCACCTTCTCCGCAGCTTCTAGCCTTAACCATTCGTCGAACATATCGTCCAAAATCTCACTCATGCCTTCTCCTTCACATCTACCAAGCACACAAGACCTCTTGCCGGGCTCGCTCGCACCAAAGAAAACTCACACCGACTGATATGCCCATATCCAGACATCCGTATAAGCGGTTCCAGGAGGTTCGTGGGCTTGTCAACCACCACTCGGATGTGAGCATTCAGCAGTACCGTGTCTCTTCCTGCCAACAGGACAATCAATTTCCATCTAAGGTCGTGCCAAAAGTTTTTCACTGATGCCGTCGATATGAACCCCGTTGCATTACTATCACTCATCGCTCTTCTCCCTCAATGCTTTCTCAGCAATACAATAGGGGCAGTAATCAGCCTCATCTGGATCTGGATCATCTCCACAATCGCACATAGTGACGCCAAGTATGGAGTCAAGAGCGTTCCTTAGCCTGTCAATCCGATTTACCAACTCCAAATTATGTGCCTGTGCCGCATTGTGTTGGGCGAGCATCTTCTCCTCAAGCTCCTCGATCTCCTTTTGCAGTCCAAGTTTCTCTCCTCTCAGGCGGAATATCTCGGAGCTTTTCTCGGCACATATTTTCTTTAGCGATTCTTTGTCCAATACTTCGTCAGATATTTCACTCTCCCTTTCTGGAACGTACATGCTATGTCTCCAACAGTCGCAACCAACATCTTCGCAAGTTAATTCTTTACTCATCGCTCGGAACCTCCTGCATGCGTCCGTGTCTCTTCAAGAACTCGTCAACGTAGCTGTTGGTGGTGTTTGGTGCGAACTGGCGTTTTCCTGCTTCCAGATAGTCAAGGGCGAGGTTGAGGTTGTACTCCAGTTCGTCGATGCGCTTTTCTCGTTCGGACATCTTTGCGGCGATGCGTCGGAGATCGGTTACGAGCGACGGGTTTAGGAGTTTGCTTTGGTAATTCCACGCAGCGATCCATGTAGCCAGTTCGTGCAGTGTATCTGAGTCACTCATCGCTCGGCACCTCCGGCCTTTGTTCGAGACTTTCCTTCCACCGTACACCGGCAATCCTTGCGGGTGAACTTCTGCCGCTCGGTTCCCACTCTGGGCTATCATCGTAGAATGTTTTTGGCCTTCTCTCATACCACCACCACGCTCCATTGGCGTCCATCGCCAAATAATCCGCCCACGGCGGTGCATCTTTCCAATTAGGTTTCATCGCTCGGCACCTCGTAAAATCCGTCTTTATTTGGGACGGCGGGCCAATAACGGAAACAGTCTCCGAGAACTTCTCGTGCGTGTTCCTCGCTTTCATAAAGGTATGCAGATAGCTCCGTATATCTGTCGTCTTTGAGTAATGCAGGAGCCATTAATTTTGGCTTCGGAGGCTCTTTCCATTCCCCCACGATGTCGGCATTTCTGTTTACGGCTGTGAGCCCTGTGTCTTTGTCCCAACTTTCATGAAGCCACTTATCGTCCTCGTCCTGTACGGCTCCAAGCGCCCATCCCTCGCCGTTGTCCAACATAAATACTTGTGCCTTATAACCGCAGCGAGTCCTGTAATACTTTCCTGATTCAAATCTCATTCTTTCTCTCCTACAATCACACGCTCGTTCGCTTCCTCTCCTTCCACCGGCGTCTTGCCGATGATCCAATAGCCGGATGCGGTTACTGTCGCCACTGCATCACCGTTGGATGTGAACACCCAAGGCTCGGCAGATGCTGGCATAGGAGGTATGTACACTGCCCACGGCAATTCCTCTCCGGCACGATTGCGCCTTGCTAGTTCATCCCAACACTTTCCCCGGTAGCAGAACCACCGTGGATTTCTCGCATATTCCACCATAACCTCGACTGTCTCACGGCAGAATGGGCATTCTTTCTTAACGAGCTTCGGTTTCCATTCTCGTAACTCTTGAGCAAGAGCCATGAGGCAGTCAGGGCAAACACGGACCACTCCGTGCTCACCGCCCGAAGGATCAAACTCGACAACCTTGGCGTGTTTGTCGCAGTAATCGCATTCAAAAAACCCAAATTCATGGCTCATCTACTGTCTCCATTTTCGGTATGTTTTGTTCAAACCAGTTATGATAACATATGAGACAGAAATCAGAGCTGTTGCCGTCCATAGTGAACTTTACGCCATAGCCTTTCGATGATTCCCACCCGCACTTTGGGCATTTTGTTTTGGCTTCCTTCGGTGGATATATCGTCATTTCTTCCATCTCATTCCCCTCCCTGATGCAGCATCGCTCGCAATTCTGGATTCCTAGGAGCAAATCCAACCCACTCGCTTCCGTCGTATGTGATAGGGAAATAGACGTATCTCTTTCCCCAGGCAGTGAACGGACACCCTTCTGCCCCTCCGAAACCGTCATCGAATACCTGTGCCATCTCGGGAGAATCAATCTCAACAAACCGGAAGTCGTTGGCTACTCCACAATCTTCTCTTCCAACAACAATCGCCTCCAGCTCATCTTTGTTTACCCTTACTGCTTCCAGTAATTCATCTTTCCAACAAGTCTTCATCTTACTTCTCCTCCTCCAATAAAATCTTTCCACCGAAACCCAAAAAAGAACTTCATCCAAAACTGATGCCACCGACTCGGCCTCTCTGGAAATGAGATGCGCACATCGTACGGAAATTCCCCAAGCTGGTAGTATCCCACGTACTTAGGAGGATTTGCGGCTGTGAAAGTCTCCCGGATTACGTATTGGTTCTCAGTGTCCATCTTACTTCTCCTCTTCATTACCTTTTGGGTTGCACTTCAGTGCCCAGGCAACGCACCCTCCTCGTATGTCGTCATCTACCTCACTAACTGTTCCTTCCTCATACCCTCCCCCCACCGGACATATTACCGATGTGTCTGACGGGAGAATGCGAAACAGCCAGATAGGTATGAGAAGATATTCCCCATCCCAGTTACCGAAGCCGAGCGAAAACATCTCTTGCCGGGTAAGCTTGCTTAAGTCCAAATCCTTGGGGAATGCTTTGCTCATCTGTTCTCTTCGTTTAAAGATGGTTTTCTTGGTGATCTCCTCCGACCATTGGTGGTACGGTTCCCCCGCTGCCTGTGCGGACCAAACAGCAAACTTCAATAGCTCGTTGAATACTTCTCTCATCTTACTTCCCCTGTGTGATAGCAGCATGGGCTGCGTAGTCCGGTGCAGATTCGTACCTCTGACACACGCAATCAGGGCCTATCCAGCACCATCCTTCGTGCAAAAGATTTCGTTGTAGTTCGGTCATTTCCCTCTCACACATGTATGTCATTCCATTGAACCATACGCACGTACTGCAGGTTTGCACCGGGCGCAGGATGGGTATTTCTGGTGTCATCTTGCTGTCTCCTATTAAATGTTCTCTTCGCTAATGTGGTCTACTACCAATATATCTTCGTCTTTTGGCACATCACTCTCCCGTCCAATTCCAATCCAGTAGCCGGTGTTCCCGTTCCGTTTTTCGATTTTCATTCCCTTGTCCAGTAGGTGTCTGTCCATCTTGTGGAGCAAAGCCTGAAGTGTGGATCCTGTTGGTTTTGGCCGAAGCCCGTTTATGTATAGGCTCTCTAAATCTTTGCGTTTGATGCTGATCTTGGGGTGGAACACCAAGTGATGTGCTTCCAAACAGGAATAGAAACTCTCAAGGTCGCCGGACTCAATCTCGTCCCAGTTCATCCTGCTGCTGTCAATCTCATGGCTCCTGCTCACCCGGGCGTATGCTTCCCGAGCCTTGAACAGAAGATGCTTCTTCTCATCAATCAGCCCTTGCTCCCAAGGAAGATCAATGCCCACCGAGGAGTCATCCGTCCTTGGAGACAGCTTCACCATGAGAAGCCGGGAGCGTTCGTTCTTGACGCTCGAAGAGATCTTTGGGTAGTAATTCGACATGATGATAACCTTGGAGTACGCATTCGCCGTGTACATCTTCTTGCCTTTGGGGTTGATTGTGATGTTGTCCCCGCCTGTGATTTTGTGAATCTCCTCATGCACCACCGCTCCATACATCTTGCTGTCGGAGTCCACGAGAAGTCTCTTGCCGATGCGTCCTTCCGCTCCGTGGTTGTTGGATAGGGTGGCAGCATCAAACGTCCCACAGGCATTTCCCAACCAAGCAGCAAGGGTTTTAGACACCGAAGTCTTTCCTCCTCCTCCGGCGTCACGCACCCAGAGAAGTTGTCGGCCTCTGTCTTGCACACAGAAGACAGACCAAATGAACGCCAGGAATTCGTCCTGCAAATCTACACGGGCAAGGAATTGATCCCAACATGGAGTTGGTCCCTCTTCGACTTCCAGTGGAATATAGTGCTGACACGGTTCAGAAGAAGAATTGGAGCAGTAAGGAGCATCGACACCAAACTCAATTCCGGGGATCATTCTGGCAGAATCGAGTATGTAGCTCAAGGTTTCTTTGAGTCTATTCTTGGTCAGTTTTTTGGACGGGAAGATGTCCATCATTCGCATTACAGGCCCATGGATTAAGGGCAGAGAAGTTATCTGAGACTCGAGAGATTCCACATCCGCTGGGAGTCGAATCATCTCGTATGCTTGTTGTGATTTCCTGACGTACAGAAACCTAGCGGTACTTCCCGGAAGCTGTGGGGACATGCGAATCTGGGGGAAGATTTCTTTCTCGAATATCTGTACGATTTTCTGTTCTGCCTCCTTCTTCTCGGCTACCTGTTTATCCTTCTCCTTCTCCTTGAGAGTATCACTGAGTTGTTTATACAACACATTCACTTCAGCTCGGGAAGCGGTTTTCATTTTTTCAAGGATTTCAGAGATCTCTGGGTCTGTCGAAGACTCTTGACTCGGAGCTTGGGTCATGGTACGACCTTCTTATTGGGAGAGGATCGATCCATCGCACCACGTTCAGGTCGGTCCTCTCTGTTCACTGCCTCCTTCGTACCTCGCCCCCTTTCTCCCGTCAAGAATCCCGACCCCTGAAATAATAAAAAAATCTGAAAAAAAGAGAATCGAGAGGAGGGGGAGGGGGGAAATTGCTAGAGTCTGATATAAGATTAGAATGCATTCAAAAATATGTATATACATTATTAGATAGTGCGATCGGAGGGATTTTTCCGATATTCAGTGAGAAGTCCTGTTGACCATGCGAACCAGAAAGCTATCATTGCTGCGTCTATCTCTCCGTCTTTGCGCAGTTTCCCATCTGGATACACGATGTTATAGCATTCCATCGTCTTTGCTTTGCTGTCACCAGAGTCTTTTGATTTTCTGCACAGGCTGTGAATCACCCGAGTCCAGGTGGAAGGGTATACCAAGGCAATACCTATACCTTGGAGTTGGAGACAGGCATGGACTATACCCCAGTTGATACCCACAGTCCCGACAGAGCCAGCAGCATTGCCTCCCAGGAACAGGGGTTGCTCGAGCACAGCTATGTCAGGGTTCAGTCTTTGGAGAAGAGAGGATAGGGAAATGGGATCGACTCGGCTATGCCCATCCTTGGTTACGATAGGCATTCGTATGGCCTCGGAAACGTGTCCTGAGACTAAGAGGACAAGAGCCCCTTTGATGCCCGGGTCTATGCCTAGGATGCGGCGGGGGTTTCCACACAGACGGGCTGGGCTTTTTTTGGCGGGAGGGTTTTCTCCAATGCCTCAATTCGTTTCTCGAGCCTCAGGATGGCGTCTTCCCACTTGGGGGCTGTCTCGATAGGCTCGACCAGCAAATCTTCAACCACGGCTTCCTTTGCCACTACTGTGGGGGTCTTCTTGGGTCTTCCCATGTCACTGCGCCTCCGGGGATGCTATCCCCTGCTCTGAAAGGTTCTTCTGTCTCTGCCTCAGGATCTCCTTGCGAAGCTGGGGAGAGTCTCCGTCATGCAATACCTTGCCAGCGTAATGCCTTCTCTGTTCCTCGGAGAAGGTACCTATGCCTTTGTCCTCTGCCAAGCCTATCTCAATGGCACAGGTGGGATCTTCCAAAGCGGTAAACTTCTTCCTGAATCCCTTGCTGTCTGTGAGTTCGTTGCAGTCGGACATGTAATTGAGCTGCGACCAAAACTCGTAGGTGATCTCCATGGGAGTCCCACAGCAATCACCAGGGTGAGCCGTCTGATCCATCGCCACACGTTTGCATGTGCTGCACTTGTAGTCATGTGTTACCATTACCATATCACGGCCCCTTACACCAATCAGTTACGGCCTTTGTGCCCCCATCGTAGGGCACAGCCAGTTTATTTTTCAACAGTTCAGTGGCCACGTCAAGCTTCCCGATGCGTACTCCGGCATCGATTCGAAAGTATTTATCCCGGCTTGGCTCAACCAAATCCACCTTTTGATTGAGCACCAAGGTGGTCACTAACCCCTTGGCAAGCTCGGCCTTGTGAGCCTCACAAGGGTTATCTGAATACATCTCTGGAGCATCGATACCCCGTATACGAACCGGCATATCCTTTCCGAACAGAGGATGCACCGACAGAATGTTTACCGTAATAGTGTCTCCATCGTACACCTTTGTCACTTCCACACAGGGAAAGAGCCCCAGTCTAAGGGCGCACACCACCCATAGTTTGGTCATCTCTCCTCCCCGAAAGGAATAGTCTCGGCGCAAGTATCCACCCGGTCTTCAAACGAGCGGTCAGGATACTCAGCAAGGGCTTCGTAGGCACACACGTGCAGGTCAACCATACACTGAGACACTGCTGCCGGTTCCTGCAGGAAGGCACAATATACAAACAGCAGCTCTAAGACCGACATGAGAAACCTCCACCGAACTTGCGTTTGCTGCCGCTCTTGAGAATCAGTTCCATAAGATCTGGCCTGTTGGTTTTAATCCACCTACGCAGCGTTTGGTCTGAACCGATACCGAGACTACGCATTATCTGGTTGATGCTCTTCCCGTCCAGCGCCATTGCTTCTATCTTCTTCTCGTTCTGTGCTATGAATTCTGGCGTCGTTCGGGATCTCTTGCTTGTCACGTGCATAGAGTCGCCTAGATATAATCTCGGTAAATTCACGTTTGCTCTCTCCTTTCATCTTCTCACAAATTCCTGGAGCCTCTTGGTTCCACTTATTTACGGCATCTTCCAACGTCTGGACATACTCTTTTGGTTGCCCGAACAGCACACAGAATACCTTCTTCCTAAGCTTAGGCTTCGAGATCATCTTCTCCAACACATCATAGTAACCACGGTACCGATAGCTCTGCAGCGCAGCATACACGTGGCCAAAGGTGATGGGGATTTCAAACACCAGCTCCTCAAGCCTTCGGTACTTGAAGATGGCCTTGACCAGCTCGAGCATTCTCTCCTTCTCCGTTGAGGGAAGGGTGCGAATCACCGGGCGGTCGAGGCCGTTGTACTCAATGTAAATCGGGCAGGGCGAGGTAAAGATTTCAGCGGGAGCTCTCGTCTTCCCTGTCTTGCTCGCCTTGGTTTTGAACAGGCTCCACTTGTTCTCCCCTGTCTGCCTGACTTCCAAGGTGACCATTCGTTTGTCGGCACCGAAGTACCGAACCATGGTGGGATATGGGTTCATTGTTTCTCCGGCGGCAGCACAAGGTCAGCGATTGTCTTCAGGTCGTGTACGTCCTGCTTCTCTGCCAAGTGACACAGGGGATCGTAAGGACACGCCAAGCAAGGGGACTTCTTCGGGGTGTCGAGTCCCTTCGGCCTGTCCGGGAGTTGGTTCCGGTTGAAATACCCAAAGAGCTCTTGGATGCCATCCACCACAGGAACCGGGGAATAGGAGGTCAGTCCCATGTTGACGGACACCTTCTCATTCTTCGTGCTCACAAAGAAGGGACGATAGAAGGGCTTGAGGGTCTGGCTGAAGTAGTACAGCGTCTTCGGCTGCACGTAGTGGATGTGGCACACCTTGCCTTGGTGAAGCTGCGAATACCACCCGGCAATGAGAACGTCCTCGGCATTCGGCTGCTGCCGGGCGTTCAAGTTATGGGCAGCGGATGCGGACAACACCGGAACCGCAACCACCGGGAGTCCTCGGGCGTCGGTGGGAACAATGGCCACCCACGTCCCGGTGGTGGTCTGCTCAATGATGGTACGCTCTCCCACCGAGAATACCTTGGCGGCAGCGTCAATCATCGCTTCCATCACGGCGTCGATCATCTTGAGTCCCCTCTGGTGATGGATGCCTGTCTTCTTGTACAGCACATACCGAGGGCACCTGCGAGGGCTGTCACACCTGAACGTCTTGTCATCCTTGAAATAAAATGCGAGGTCGAAAACCTTAACTTCCATGCTGTCTCCTTCTACTGTGGTTGTCTGTTGACTCTACACTATTTGGTTGCTACACTTCAAGTATTCATTCGAGAAAGGGTAAAACATGAAATTTTCCGAGTACTTAGATTCCGTCACCAGAACAGCAAATGGCGAGCTCTCCCTGGAATTGCAGGTTCTTAACGCCTCTTTGTCCTTCTTTGAAGAAACCGGCGAGGTCATCTCGCATTACAAAAAGCACATGTTTCACGGGCATCCCCTCTCCTCACCCAAAGTCGAATCTGAGTTAGGGGATGTCCTTTTCTACCTCTCGTGGCTCTTCCTCTGCGCCAACGAGGGCAACAGCTTGGACGAGTCCTCCCTGGAAATGACGTTCCACTGGGACATCCTCCCGTCTGAAGACATTGAGGTTGTCCCGGCCATTGCCTCTCTCGCCACCGTTGCCAACAAGAACCTGCAGAACGTGGTACAGCATGGGCTTCTGGAGCGCACTGCCTTCTATCCCGGGTTCCGGTATCTCGCAGCCTTGGCCAAGTTCCATAACCGCAAGCTCTCGGACATTGCCGCAGCCAACAGCGAGAAGTTGAAGATCCGATACCCCGAGTCCTTTACCGCCGAAGCCAGTATTGCGAGGGTGGACGTTGAAAGTCCGGTATGAGGCTCGCTCAAAGGGCAACAACTGGGAGAAAGCCATCCACCGCTTCTGTGTGCTGCATGGCTGCTCCGCTGCGTATGCCAACGCCGTTGTCCCTGTTGTAG